CGGAGGTGTTCAGATGATCATCCCCCGTCATCTTGCTTAAAAACTAGGGGGGAGCGCATCCTACACGCTCATTTAAAAACTAGCTTAAACTGATTACGTTATGAAACAACCACACATCATCCGCTTCTTCAACTGGGTTACTTACAGCACCACCAAGTCTGGTCGCTCTAAGAAAACTAACGTCAATGCCACGCCAGCAGAATTGCTAGTCTTTGCCAAGAAAGGCATTGACTTCAACGGTGCGAAAGCAATCATTGCCAGTGCCTTGGGCGTTGCTGGTGATGATATTTCCATTTGCGATGTCACCAATCTGGTGACGTGCGATGACAATATCATTCAATTTCCCGCATAAGAATCAAAGGGGGGAGCGCATCCGACACGCTCATTTAAAAACTAGCGTAAGCTAGTGACATGCCTACTACCAATACTACCAATACTACCATGCCTACTATTGTAACTAAAGAGTCGTTGCTTGCCATGCTGCAAGCGTCCCGCGAGCGTCAAGCCAAAGTCGTCGGTCGCGCTCTTGTCGCTCTCTTCCACCGTCAAACGGGGGATGAAAAGGACACGAACGCCACCCATCACGAAAACGATCTGGGTTTCCAGCACTCGGACGCAAAGCGCGGGACAATCACCGCCAAGTATTTCCTGAAGCATGGAACGCTCCAAGACTGGCAAGTTGAGCCATGGCTCGCTCCGCAAGGTCGCAAAGGGTATCCGCGCATTGTGAAATACTCCCGTCAACTCAATGAGATTGCCCTTGCCAAAAGCAAGGGTTAATCCCTTTTAAAAACTAGCTTAAACTGATTGCGTATGAGATATAAATACACCGTCACCGAGTATCAGCAGAACCCACCTTCGCTCGGTGGGAACTGGGATAGCGGCACATACACCCGCGTGTGCTTCTCCAATAGCCCCAAAAAGGCTACCACCTTTCGAGGTGCTACCTTCTCGCGCTTCACAGGCGTTGAGGGTTGCCCTATCATGTCACTCTCCAAACTTGAGTGCGATGGCAAGGTCATTTTCGAAGAATGGGATTGATTTTAAAAACTAGCGCAAGCTGGTGACATGCCTACTACCAACAACAACACCATGACCATTAAATCCACCACCACCAAAAACTTGTTCACCACCCTAACAAAAGTCACCGTCGAATTTGAAGACGGTTTCGTTGAAAAGGGTGAAATCGTTTTCATCCCTAACTTTTTCTTCCCTTCTTACTACGAAGAGGAGACTAACTTTGACGGGTGGGCAATCCATTATCCTGAATGGTTCATGGGTGGAAATGCCCCTGATTGCCATGAATACACTCACCTTGGTGAGATGGTTCAAATTGCTGATGGAGTCTATCAGGCTGATGACACCAACTTCGGCAAGATCACCATCCGCGTAGCATAAGAATCAAAGGGGGGAGCGCATCCTACACGCTCATTTAAAAACTAGCGTAAGCTGGTGACATGCCTACTACCAATACTACCATGACACCTAAATTATATATCACTCGCCTTGAACTTCACGAAGACTGGAAAGTCGTTCGCGACATCATCCAACACCTTTGCGAAGCAATGGAGCAACTCAACACCGCCGATGCGGATGGTTCTCCGCTTCCCACCAACCTGAGCAGCAGCAAGTCTGCTTTCGGGTTCGCTCAACAAGCACTGCGTGAAGTGGTGCTTCACCAATTCGGGTTCGACCTTTCCACGGTCGATGTGAACTGGGGAGGTGCTGGTGGTAGTTGGGCATCCGATGTCAAGGAGCTTCTTGTTAGAGAGCTTGTCGGTATCTAACATCTAACATCTAACAGAAACGCCCACGGTCTAACAGATCGTGGGCGTTTTTTTATTTACCTGTAGTCTAGTTTTTAAGAGGGTGTGTTTAAAAACTAGGGGGGTCTGTTTGGATTTGCTTAGTTTTTAAGTGGAGGGGGGGAGGGGGGTAGGATGCCATGGCTAAATTATTTTATATAAAATTCTTGGAAATCCACCTATTGAAAAAAAATTTTTTTTATGGAAAAATTGGAATTTTCCTATATTCGCGTCTCTTTCAAAAAATATTTTTTTTGTAAGGAGAACAATGATTTAAAGTGTAAGACCATCGGTATCAATCGTTTTGATATATTTTTTATATCTCCGATTGGGTAGAGGTCGTTCTCCTTGGGTTCCCATTAATTTTAATATAGCTTTTTTATGGTTTGAAGGGAGCTTGAGAAATTCCTCCACTCCCGTTGCCCATAACTCATCATTATTTGACATTCCATAAGAATCTACCCACTTTACCAGATCTTTCATCTGTTCCCTAAATGGAGATTGTTCCTTTCCTGCAAGGTTATCTCCTGATTGGGGGAAGTTTTTTTGATTTATAGTAATTTCAAAGATATTGAATACGAAATTGATTATAAGGACAACAATACCCAATCTATGAGTATCTAATTCATCAAATTTATTACTAACTTCCGTATAAGAATCATCATTAGCGAATATAAAATTCTCGTTATGTTTTGTTTCACTTAATAGATAATCAGAAATGGATTCAAATTCTGATACCCAATCTTCTCCATCTTCCTTCGCCCAATTCCAATCACTCTCATCCGCTTCCACTGAACGTTTTATATTCTTTATTAGATTGTCATAAAATAACTTTGTCAGGGCATTGCTTAGATAATTAAGTTGTTTATTATAAATTCCCATATCAACATGCCAAAATTGTGATTTGTTTTGCATGTCATTAATTATTTTTAATATTAATTTTCTGGTTTTACTTTTGAAGTTGTCTCTCCAGACTTTAAAAAATTCTTGGTCATTTATTTTCCATGGGGAACCGTCTTCATCATACTTGTTGGAAACATAACTTTGATAGATATTTCTGACTGTATACATCATATCTTTAACAACTTCGTTCCAAATTAAACTGTTATAACCACTGCCCAATAATTCTTCTGTTTTTTCAAAATTAGTATACTTATAAATATTTTTGAATGGTTCCTTTTCCTTCTGTTTTTGAGCGGTGGAGAAATTTGTTTTGTATTGGTTTAATAGAGTATTGTAGTATTCGCTGACAGCTCTTTTAAATCCTTCGGAATTGTTGAACATCCATAGGTGCGCCCATTCATGGACTATCACTTTGATTAGATAATTTGGATCATTGATTTGATTTAAGGATACTGTCATGTATTTTCCTTTGCGATGAGCATAACCCCCAACTCCTCCCCCCGATACCCAATTCACTTCCTCTGACAAATCCTTGATCAATATGTTGGAATGCATGGAAGGGAAACCCATCTTGGTGATTATCTTTCTTGCTTCCGTGCAAGCGTTCGTTATTTTTTCTTTCAATTCATTTATGCTCTCTACTTTATCTACATCATCTTTGAAAAGATAAACAGAGAACATAGGTAATTTTGTTATGGGGATTACCTTTTTTGATTGGGAGAATTTTGCTTCTCTTATTAAAAAGTATTCGTGGAAAGATATCATCCTATTATTTAATCACATAATGGACATTGTTCCCATGTGCTTACCGATCATGACATTGAACATTTCATCTAAAGCCCATTTGAATTGATTAATATATTCCCAAGCTTCATCTTCATCTTGTAATCTGTAATTACGTGCTGTTGATTTACCCCATGCTTGTTTGTTACTGTCTTGTAGAATTTTTGGCGGGTCATTGAAAGTCAATTCTCCATCATGTAGTAACCAATAGGCAAATGCTTCGTGATAGAATTCTGCGGGTCTTACGAGCTTACCCATTCTTGCGCTACGGAACTTACCGATCTTTTGGAAGAAGTCTCTTACATAATAATCAGATGAATAGCGTAAGTCTCTGGAATTACTTGTGTTTATATTGTAAGCTTGTTCAAAAAGATTTTTTAGGATGTTTGATATGTTTCTATTAATATAATTTAAATCATTATTTCTCCTAAATGTTGCTGCGAAGCTATGTCCAATTCTATGGGCAATTGTCCATGGAGTCAGAGGGACTTTTTCTGCTGCTGCATTATTGGTGAAGAATACTGTGATTTGGTCGTTCTCTGGTTGGGGGAAATCTTTACCTACTTCCAGACCCAGATGTTCTTTTACAAATTCGGGAGTCACTAGACCTTTTTCTGCTTCTTTCCATGCTCCCGCTTTTTTTACGAAATATAAATTAAAATCCCAATTACCAATGCGATTGAAAGTATTTTCCAATTTCTTCAGTCCTGCGGGAGAAGATAGGATACCAATTGATGCTTTATCATAACCATGACGATTCTTTTTGTCTTCCCACTTTCCAATCTTTTGTAGATTGGTCAAAGCCATTTCTTGGTAGATTTGTTGTAGGGAAAGTTCGTCTTGGTTCATTCTATTATTTAATCATAATTGGAATATATCGTTTCGGTGGTTGCCCCTCAAAAATTTTTTTCAAAAGAAATATTTAACTTTATTATATTAAATATTATCATGAACAAAGATCGTATCATATTGGAGAATATTTACATGGAAATGGCATATGGTTTTGCAGAAGGATCAATACCTATGGATATTAAAGGTATGATGGACTTTGTAATTAAGGCAGATAAAGAGAAACCAAACACCACAATCCCTTTTAGCTTTACCGCAGTTACCACACCAAGAAAATATGAAAAACAATTCCCTCACCAACAATTATATAAAATCACTCAAACGATTGGAGAATTGGGGGAATACCAAAAAGAAGTTAATAGACAATTAACTAAAAGGGGTGATGAAGGGGATTTTGAAGCACAGTCAAGTAATACTGTAGGAGAAAGACTCTCCCGTAGTGTGGGGATTTCTAAGAGAGGATTATCTTTAATCATGTTTAATTCTAATCTAATTAAGAATAACGTAACGTTTTATGTCATTCGAGATAATCAGGGAAACTTAAAAGAAATTGATAAGGAAGAAGCCAAACAATATATGTATCCATCTTCAGGTGGTAAATTTGAAACTGATGTGAAATGGAGAACTTATGGATTTGATAAGATGGTTGGTTTAAGAGTTAATAAACAGGAAATGATTAATACTGAAATAGACGATGATAAAATGGAAGTGTTCGATTTCATTGGTCACAAGCTAAGAGCTTAAAATATTAATCACATTATGGATATTTCTCCATATGTTCCACCATGGTATGAAATATTTCCTTCCCCTGTCAATAGATTAAATATTTTTATGAGAACTTTTCTAGAATCTTTCTATGATATCCAAGAGCTATCTCCGAATAGTAAGCTACGAGATATCTCGAATACTCACTATCTTAAAGTGTATCGTTCTTCGGCTCGTCCCAATAAGAACGACTATACTTCAGGTTCTCATGCGGGAACTAAGCAACAAGCTCTGATTCGTGCTGATTATATGATCAATGACGAAGGGAGATTCGACAAGTATTATCTTTATGAATTAACTATTAGAATTGATAAAGTGTATCCCAAGTTACTACCTGATGATGGAACAGATCATGGATATGATTATGTAAAAGATTTGGGTGATTATGATATTGCTTTCTACAAAAATACAGGAGAAGGTGATATCAGAAATGAGAATCTTTCCATTATCATCATCAATCCTGACAGTGTGGTTGAATCTAAGATGGTTGAAGAGATCGATGGGGAGTATTTAACTACTATTCAGGACGAATTATATTAAGTATTATAATGCGTAGCTTTAATAAATTGTATAAGGAATTGATGGAGAGTGTCATTTGGCAACCAAAAGTCACTATTCCTTTAGGTATAAAGAGAGATGACAAAGACAGTGGTTTCAAAGATGACAATCCTCTTATAAAAGCATTCGCATTATCAAATCCAGATAATTTAGCGATGGTATTCGCCTTTGTATTTTATACTATGCAAACACCTTGGGCAGAAGTGTTACATGGTTTCCCAAAATTTATTGAGTGGTTTTATACGAAAGCAGTTGTGAGAAAGGGGAATCGATTAGTGGTTAATAGAAATGTGGAACCACCATCGTTTCTGGGTCATCAAATGACTGGTAAGCATAAAGAAACTGGATTATCGACTCAAAGATTATCACAATTTTATGATGTTTATGATAACAGACAAACCATTTATGAAAATGTTGTCAAAAGAATAGACGATGTTTTTGAACTTTTCGACTACGTTACAACCATAAAAGGTTTAGCAAAAGCTAAAGCTGCTTTTGTAGTGCAACTGATAAGTGGTGATTTAGGATGTTTCGATAGTATTAATGTCAAATCATATGATGTCACTGGATTAAATATGGCTAGTCCCGCCAGAGATAAGCATGGTAAATTGACCAAAGGTGGTAGGAAAAATTTAGAATCATATATTGAATATAGTAGTCCAATGTCACAAATTTTGTGGGACGATTGGTGTAAAATTGTTGAGCATAAATTTTTATATGCTGGCAAGTTTTCTAAAGAAGAAAAAGCGAGAGACGAGCATAAAGTAATAGCAACTAAAAAAGGAGATAATATCAAATATCAAACAGCATACGCACCAAATAAAAGAACCAAAGATAGATTGGAAGATTATACCAATAAGAGATTGAAAGGTTCTAAAATGGATGGAAGAAATGTTAGTAAAGATCACTACACCATTTTTAAAGATATAGAACCCTTCATCAAAAAAGAATCATTCGATCAACAATATGAAATGTTAATGAAGGAATACGTAGAAGACTTTGATCAGAAATGGGATAAAGCTGTTGAGCAGATCATCGAAAGCGTTGGAGGATACATACCAAGTATGATGACCAAACAACAACGACAAGTGATTGTAGATTCAATCAAAAATAAAACATTATCCAGAAAAGATACAATTCAAGCATTGACAAAGATCAATCCATCTGATATGATGGCGATCACGGAAAAATTAGATACCAACACTTTGAAATATTTGGCGGGGATGACTGATAAAAGTAGAACAGAAACTCTTTCTTTTCTCAGAAGAGGTATTAATAAAATAAAAGACAATATGCATTCATCTACAAATAAATCACCTATGACTGATGATGTCATGATCAGAAAACCAGTAGATATAACCGCAAGAAAAGTTGTGGTAGATCCTTACACCGAATCATTTAATCATTAAAATAATAATTTAATCTTTGTGCTGTTTCTCCATCTTGGAGTAATATTTTGGATCTTCTTCCACATGCTGTTTAGCAATCGTTTTCGCCAACTTCTTTCCTAACTTTGTTTTTCTCTTGGAAGGAGCAATATGTTCTTGTTCTACTTCTTCTCCTTTGGAAACCTCTGGTTTAGGAAGATCTTTTTTTTCAACTTTCTTGAAGTAGTCATTAAAGAAATCTTGGAATTTTTTCATAGTATTATTTATTATCTAATTAAATTAATCAATTTTGCAACTTGATCACTGACATATGGTTGGAAATCTTTTGGTGATCCAAATCCTGCTCTCAAATCTAAAGTATCTTTTGACACTTTCATTTTATTAAGTTTAGAATAAAGATTTCCCGTGTTGTGTTCCAAGTCCATCAACTTGTCAAATGAACCCATTAGAGCGGATACTTTTTCTCTGCGGATGGCATTGTCTAATTCTTTCACTGCTTGAGTGATTTCAGCCCATTTTTTACCACCATATAAATTAGCATTTTTTTCCCAAAAAGGAGCAGACATAATACTAGTAGTATCGTTATAATCAAAAACATCAAACCATATACCACCTTTTCCTTCGTTGTGTGCTTTTGCTAATTTTGGGAGGAGGTTATTCTCTTTAAACCATGTAACTACTTCTTTTGAAGGTATTAAATATTCATCGAAAATATTTTCTGCTTCATCAGCAATCGCTTCTTTAGATTCCTGTAGAAGAGTATTTGCTATAACTACCAATGCTTCTTCAAAATATCGATCAACTTTTTCTCTTACTTTATAATTACGAACATTGGTATCTTCGTAATTGTATGCTGATTTGCCACCCCCCAATTCCCACCATAGAGCATATAGCGCATACAAATCCATGATAGCTTTATCACCAGAGGATGGGTAAACATATTGAGCTTCTAAAAGAATTTTTCTTCTTTTATTTACAGGAGGTAATTCCCCATTTGCGAATCTTTCAAAAAAAGTTTTAAAGTTATTCATTTTAAGTTATCTACAATTTTTTGAATCTCTTTCAGTAATAGATATCGACTTCTTTTGCCATTAATGGTTTTAGGTTGTCCAACTTCTTCAAATACAAAATCACGTTCTTTTTCAAATGCAAAATCACGTCCTTTAACTTTGGATAGGAACGGACCTGAATGTTTACCGAATTTTCCTTCACCAACGGTTTGTTTAACATCTAAACCAGGATATGCGTCTTCTCCATCGGAAGTTCCCCATAAATAAACACCTATTCCACCCGCTGGAATGATTAAGACTGAATCTTGATTAAAAGCTTTACCCATTTTATATAAATCTTTCGCCAGTTCCCCATCATCATCGCCTTCTACTTTGTCATTGACTACGAAAAACGAACGCTCATTAACATGTTTTTCAACTGGATTATAAGCATCACCACCACCTTTTCTAGCTAGAATTTCCTCACGCTTATCATCATCGATAAAATCTTCGATAAATGTTCCCAATACTGTGGTAATGGAATATCTTTTCGATTGGAGATATGCTAATATTTTTTTATTGTTGAGCATATTTTCTTTGTATGATTTATCATTCCTAAATGCTGTAACAATTCCAGCAGCATGTTTCTGAATTTTATTACGAACTCTATTTAATCCACTTTCTTGTAGTAAGTCAGTGTAAATATCTCCAATTTCATTATTGTCTTTATTTTTCATATTATTCAAATTTCTTCTATTGCTTTAAATTTCTAGATTGAAAATTACAATTTAACTAATCATCGACACTCTCACTTAATTTTTTACGATATCCATATTCAGCAGCAGAAGGATACCCTCCCGTAACCTGTTTCAAGTCCGATGGATCAAATCCTCTAAATTCCCATACAATTTTCTTTTCATATGGTGTCATATTAAATCCAGTATGCGCTCTCATTAGAATATCAACAATCTCATCGTGTGACAATTCGGGATAGATTTTACTTTTGAGTTCTTTAGTCTCACCAGATTCGCTCTCTCTATAATTGTCACCAAAATAATTGAACTGACTTGAATCAGTTGCAGACCAGAAAAAATCACCCAATTTAAAATATTTATTCAAACTTTTTAAATCATCTGGTTTCAATTGACGTTCTCTACACCAAAAAACAATTACATTGACATTTTTTTTCAATGTTTTAGATGCGACCGAAAACCATATTCTACCCGCTCTGGTATTCCGTCTAGTGTCTGTTGTCATTCCTGATTTCTGTTTCTTTGCAAAAAATTCCAAGTTTGACATGTCAAATTTACCCAAGAAAGACACATCATCGTCTTTAAGAATCTTTTTAACATCTTTAATTGTAGTATCTGAATACATTGATTGCAGATAACTCATCATTGCTGGAAAAGGTATAATTTTTAAAGCTGCTGCTAACTTAGTAAAAGCAGAAAATATATACGGATGTGTACCTTCATTGTGGTTTATTGTTCCAATCAATTCTGAATTTTCCCCAATAAAACAAAATGGTCTGGTGTTGTCGTCAAAATTTTTAACAATACCATCAAATTCGAGTTTATCAGGACTACTTCTAGTGACTGGTATTTTTACGTTTTCCGATAAAACAATTCCTCTTGCTGCTGCACGTTTTTCCAGAATTTTATTATATAATTCTCTTATGTTTAATTCATCACTCATAATTCCAAATATCTTCTATTGTTTTAAATTTTTTTATTAATAATTCCAAATTTCTAGATTGAAAATTACAATCAATCATAGTCTTTACAGTATGCATACAGGACTTATATGACGATTCGTAATTCAAATCAACCATTTTAGGCTCATGTTCAACAATCATCAATACTGTATCATACATTCCTGATGGAAGGGGAATTGGATCGCCTGTAAAAATAACTTCTACTCCATCACTATTCGGAGCGTTAATCATATGTTCTCTTGGATAAATTACTGTCATCGTGCTAATTTCATGTAAACAACCACTGTTTTGGAATTTCTGTCGATGTTGCCATCGTCGTCAACACCATAGGAAATACCATTGAACACTGGATAAGGCATTGTATCATCGTTTTTATCTTTGTCAATAACAAAACCATTTCGACTGTAGAGTTTGAATAATTTTTTTGGTATGATATTACCATCACCATCTTGTTCCGCAAAACAATCTAAACGTCTAACACCATTTTTAATAGCACTTTTTACTGCCGCATCCCCCGAAGATTGTATGCCAGAAAAAACCGAAACCAATTCATCACCCTTTTTGATGCAATATCCGCTGGTATTGTTTGGTCCGATAAAACATTCCATCTCTGCGTATTCTTCTGGTTTGTAAATGGTGATGTTATTTTTAATATCTTTAAACCATTCATGTTCTTTGTGTTCAGGGTCAGCACGTTTAGTATCTGATTCCATGTAAGCATTGATGATTTTATAAAATGATCGCCAATCAACTTTTTTAAATTTTCCAGAATCTTCAGGTGTTAGTTTTCTACTGATTTTTAATTGTTCAGGTGATAATTTACCAATGTCTGAGAATGCTTCCCAAAAAAATTTATAGAATGACTGCATTCTATTATTTAATCATTCCCCAAATATTTGTCAATCACCATGGTGAAATAATCAGCAAACCAACAAATGGAAGATGCGTAGAATCCCCATAGGGGAATCAAGAATGGTGTGCCTGTCCAAAACATTCCAAAGAAACATCCCACCCAAAATCCAAGACACATGCAACACTTAAACAATTTCTCAAAGAATTTCATTTTAATCAAACGATCTCGAATAGGATTTAGAATTGATCCGTATTTCAGGATCAGACAAGCACCAATCAATACAAAAGATTGAAACCAAAGACTCATCCTAGAATAAGTTTTTGATTATCAATCGTTTTTACACCATCGGAAATCAGGAGTGCTTCTTCTTTTCTCACAATAATTTTGTTACCAAAATCATCAGTAATTTCTACCATGCCGTCTGTGAGTTCTGTAACTACTGGGCAACTTTTTCCTTTGCAGCACAATTTAACACTATTATTTGTCAATACTTTGATCATACTAAATTATTTATCCGAATATTCGAGAAATCAATGATTTTTTATCTTTAAAACATACAACGCATATTAATAGCCCCATGCTTTTAGCGTGTGTTCAAACGGATTACCATCGATGTTTTTCACAAGCTGTAGCATTTCTTGCGCAAGTTCACGAACCTCAACTTGTGCATGTTCACTGTTTCGCAGCTTAATGAAGTTAGCAAAGCTGCGCATATTGAAACTAACATCTCCCTGGATTTGACTGTTGTAAGTCTTGAAGAAACGTGCGCTTTCTTTGGCACGTTTACGACCAAGAACTGGCGTAAGATCGGCGAGACATGCATGATATAATAGGTTCCCTTGCTTAGTATATGCTTCAAGCTGATCCAACCATTCAAACTGTTTTGGTGCAAATGTGAAAGGATCGACCACAGTTCCTTTGATGCCTGCCCAGTCTTCAGGTAGGTAATACTTGTCTTCCTTCAGTTCCTTATAACGTGCGCTCTCAGCGTTCATGCTGCTGATACGATGCTTGAGTAAATGGATGTGAGTTGCAATGTCAGTATCGACAAGGAAGTGGACAGTTCCTTTTTCAAATGGACTTTCGTGTCCATCATTCCATAGCATGTTGATAAGCTTAGGGATACGTTTTCGTTTTTCATCCGAGAGTTCCCGTGAAGTAGAAGTCCATGCACTGCAAGCGATAATTTCATCGCTACCATAATATCCAAGTAGTTCTACTGTGTTTTTCATAATTTAATAGTATTTGCTGATAAAAATAATTTATAGGTTTTCATTTTCATATGTAAACGTGGTTGCAGCCGATGCACTCCATCTATCGCTATTTTCACATACCCATGTCCGTGTTGAAAATTTAAAGTAAGGAACTTTTAAAAGCTCCGATGGTGTTTGTGATTGGTGTTTCCAAATGATACGATTATTAGGCTGTGCTGCAAATTGTCCATTATCCAATTTGATAATATTAAATGACTTGTGTTCATTGGGTGTCTCAGACCATGATACATCAATTTCATTTGGCTCTGAGGCACATGAGTCAATTGTAAATAGATAAGTCCCATTAGCACATGAACGATCTTTCATTAAGACTTCACATCTAGCATTGCGTAACCTTTGCTTTTTTATTACAGTGATATTATATGAAAAGCAATCCCATAGTTGCAACCAATCCAATGGGTATAGATTTGAGGTGTCAACATCAGTACGCCATAGGAATGCGTGTAATGGCAGCTTATCATAAAGCGCACCATAATCATGTAGGAAAGATTCAAAATATAGTGCCTGATTTTGGATACTCTTTGTGGTTATCCAATGTGCAGCTTCATATTCACCAAACCCAAGAGGTCTTCCATCTTCATCGGGTAGAAAGTCATAAAGGAATTCTTTGCGTACAAAAACTTCAACGGGTGGTATATTCGCGACTAGGTATGACATATTAGATTGTATCTATTTTATTTTTTCTCCACAATAATTTTCATAAACATTGGAAAATTCTTGATTCGTTGTTGCGCGATTTTTTTAGAAGCACAAAAAACATCGATCACAATATTATTTTTACCAATTTTTTTAGAAGCAGTTCTAGCTTTCACTGCACTACCAGTATCAATTGCTGTAGCAGTTATACCCATTTGAGGAATAATTACTTTACTACCATAAGGAATAATTTTTGGATCAACTGCTACGGTTTTTCCACAGATCGCTTTTTTACCAGTAGAAGTTTGTGATCCAACTTGACCACCATTTCCTGACCAATAATAAGTGACTCTAGCAGTGTATTCTTCAGAATTACCACATAACATCATAAACAATAATATACAAGATATTTTCAACATGTTTCCAATTTAGCATATTTTTTTCATTTGTCAAGTACTAAATAATAATATGAGTGAATTAAATAAAAATGTTTTTCCCGATACCATTAAATTGGAAGATTTGGGTATTGTCAAAGGAACGAGAAAATTTCGTCTTTTGGCAGATTTTCGTTGTTATTACAAAGGTAAATTAATTACCGTTCCCAAAGGATTTATTACTGATGGTATATCAGCACCCAAATTTTCATGGGCTATTATCGGACCTTATGGACCTGCTTTCCCTGCCGCTCTAGTCCATGATTGGTTATTTTCACCATTTAATACTGAATATGATTGGAAAACGTCAAATTGGATGTTTCTCGAATTGATGAAAGAAGCTGGAGTTGGATTCACCATGAGATGGACTATCTATTCTGCTGTGGTTGCTGGTTCTTATCCTATATGGAAAAAAAGAATTAAAAATTACGGACACTAAATAATAATATGAAAGTTTTGGAAGATCATTGGGTAGACACTGCAAAAAGAGTTCCATTGGAAGGTGGGAGTAAAATGAGCGTTCGTAGATTTCTTATCCAACATTTTACAAGTGGTGCAACTGGAATGTCCTCAATTAATTTTTGGAAAACACCAGATGCTAAAGGGGCATCAGCACATTTCGTAATTGATAGAGACGGCACATTATATCAATGTCGTCCTTGCAATCTTACATGTGGACATGCTGGTAAATCAAAATGGACTCATGCTGGAAAAACCTATGAAAACTTAAATTCCTGTTCGATTGGTATAGAATATGCTAATGCCGGGGATTCTACGAATTTAATTCGACGCTATTCTAAATTACCACCTCTTAGAGCCAAACATAAGAATGGTGGTCCAATTTGTGAATGGGAACAATATACTTCAGAACAAATTGCAACTGGTAAAGAATTGAGCAATGTTCTAACCAAACGTTATACTCTAGATGCTATTTTAGGACACGAGGACATTGCACCTGATCGCAAAGTTGATCCAGGACCAGCATTCCCCATGGAGGAATTTCGTAAATATTGCGGATTTTAAATATGTTTGTGATGGTTATTTTCCATCAGAAACCGTTGGTTTTTCAAACTTATACCCGAAAAATACGGAACCGTCTTCACTTTTACGGAATATGCCATTGGGGGATTCCAATTTAAAAGGAACTCCACAAGAATTAAACAAGAATACACTTACAAATGCTAAAATTAATTTTTTCATGACAATATTACTTATTCGATTTATCCAATTTTTCTCTCAATGTTCCAAGTGCTAATCTGACAGCATTATTAATTGGGGAATCTCCGATATATTCATCTTCAACATCTTGGATAATTTTTAAAATTCCTCCCAATTCTTCTTCTTGCTCACCATAAACGTGGGAAGTCACCATCGGTGGTGCTATTCCAATTATTTGTTTATTGTAAGACAATTTAGTTCCCGCTTCTTGAGGAACTTCTTGCTTTGGCACTCTTTGGGGTGGGTTGAAACCACTTTGATATTCCAAAATCAAATCAGTATAGATTTGTTGTAAAAATTTATCCATAATATTATTTAATTTGATAACATAGATTTCAATGTTAAATAATGTTATATGAAAAGGTGGGGATATCGAAACGAGGAGGAAAAAGAGGAAAATAACTCAAATATACCAAATATCATCATAACATCTGCAAATGAAGAACAAGCAACCGTTAATAGTGGTATTCGAGTTATTAATAATAAAATTTTATTCTATGCTGATATTGATGAAGGATCTGTTTTGGAATTAAACCGTGTTTTACTCGAATTGGATTGTAAATTACAAAGTATTAAAATCTTTGATGATAATTATGAACCTATCATCCATCTCCATCTTAATACCTTTGGAGGTGTTATTTTTGCAGCATTTTCTACTGTCGATACAATCCGTAGATTAAAATCTAAAGTCTACACATATGTCGATGGTAATACCGCATCCGCTGGAACTCTGATTAGTTTAAGTGGTCATAAAAGATATATGGGACAACATGCTCATTTCCTCATTCACCAATTAAGTTCTGGTGTCTATGGTAAGTTCTCAGAAATGGAGGATGAAATCGCCACATGCACTAAATTGATGAAAGTTCTCAAAGATTTTTATAAAAAACACACCAAAGTTCCAATGAAAAAATTGGATGATCTTATGAAGAGAGATATTTGGTTGGATGCTCAAGAATGTCTTGATTATGGGATCATCGATGAAATTCTCTAAAAAAGGGGGTTGATTTTTTTTAGTTCGTGGTATATTTAGCAAAACGAACCAAAAAAAATTAAAAGAAAAACGAGAGAAAGCAGAGGATAAGTAATAGACAATTATGAGCATTTTTGACGAACAAATTAGTAGAAAACCAAACAAATACCCATGGACAGAACAGTTTATTGAAGCTATGCATAATGGTTTCTGGACAGACAAAGAGTTTTCATTTAAGAGCGATCTACATCAATTTAAAACTGTTTTAAACGACCAAGAGCGAGAGATCATCATCCGAACACTATCAGCTATTGGACAGATAGAAGTAGCTGTAAAAACTTTCTGGAGCAAGCTTGGAGACAATTTACCACATCCATCTTTACAGGATTTGGGGTTCGTTATGGCAAATGTTGAGGTGATCCATAACAATGCATATGAACGTCTATTGGATGTATTGGAACTGAATGATGTGTTTGAGGAAAATCTAAAGTTGGATTGGATTCAAGGTAGGGTCAAGTATTTGAAAAAATATACACACCGATTCTACAAAGATTCAAAAAAACAATATCTATATGCCTTGGTGTTGTTCACTTTGTTTGTTGAAAACGTTTCTCTGTTCTCACAATTTTACGTTATCAATTGGTTCAACACCAAGAAAAATGTTCTGAAAGATACCAATCAACAAGTTTGCTACACACGAAACGAAGAACTTATACATGCCTTAGTAGGTATCAAGATCATCAATACGATCAGAGAAGAATGTCCAGAACTTTTTGACGAAGAATTCGAAGAGAAAATCATCCAAGAATCACAAGAAGCTTTCAACGCAGAGTCCAAAATTATTGACTGGATGGTTAATGGTATCGATGAAGAAGGATTATCAGCACCATTACTAAAAGAGTTGATCAAGAGTCGAATCAACGAGTCGTTGATCCAGATTGGATTTTCCAAAGCTTTTGATATTGACGAAACGCTAATTGGTGATACAATGTGGTTTGATGAGCAATTGCTTGGTAACAGTATGGTTGATTTTTTCCACGGTAAGCCCACAGAATATTCCAAGAAAAATCAAGCATTTGACGAAGACGAGTTATTTTAAAATATATAAACATGAGTAATATAAAATGGTTAAACGAAGACTCTAGAAAATTTCTAGAAAGAGGATATCTGTTGGAAGGGGAAACTCCAGAACAACGGATGAGAGACATTGCAGAAGCAGCAGAAAAACTTTTAGGGCTTGATGGGTTTGCTGACAAATTCGAGGCTTACTTACATATGGGAGCATATTCTCTAGCATCACCGATCTGGAGCAACTTTGGTCGTGAAAGAGGATTGCCAATTTCATGCTTTGGGAGCTATATTCCCGATACGATGGCGGGAATCGCTAGAAAGTCTTCAGAGATTGCAATCATGACAAAAATGGGAGGTGGAACATCTGCATATTTTGGAGAATTGAGAGGAAGAGGAGAACCAATTTCTTCTGGTGGATCATCTACTGGAGCAGTTCATTTCATGGAAATATCGGAAAGACTCAATTATCTCGCAGGAACACCAATTCATAAATTGGATTATAGTCTTGAATTATTTGATAAGCTTATGGGAGTAGTTTCTCAAGGAAACGTTCGTCGTGGTAGTATGGCAGCTTATCTTCCAATCGATCACCCAGATATCGAGGAATTCTTAAAAATTAAATCTGAGGGTAACGCTATTCAGGATATGTCTATCGGCGTATGTGTTTCTGATGAATGGATGCAAAAGATGATCGATGGCGATAAACAAGCTAGAAAAATCTGGTCACTGGTAATCAAGAAGAGAGCAGAGAGTGGATACCCATACATTTCATTCACAGATACGCTCAACAACAATGCACCCCAAGTTTATAAAGATAAAGGATTAAAAATCCATCACCAAAATCTTTGTAACGAAATCGCTCTGAGTAATTCTGAAGACGAATCGTTCGTATGTGATTTGTCATCTCTAAATCTTGAAGAGTGGGAAAATTGGAAAGATACAGATGCTGTTGAAACGTTGGTATATTTCTTGGATGCTGTGATGACAGAATTCATCAATAAAACAAAGGGGTTAGAGTTTATGGAAGCACCTCGTAAGTTTGCAATCAACCAACGCGCTCTTGGTGTTGGGGTTCTTGGGTGGCACTCTCTTCTTCAGTCGAAGATGATTCCATGGGAGTCTATGGACGCTAAGTTTTTGAATATTGATATCTGGAGTCACATCAGAACAAAGGCAGATCATGCAACAGAAGAATTGGCGAAGATTTTTGGGGAAGCACCACTTCTCGAAGGATATGGTCGCAGAAATGTTACCACTCTCGCAGTAGCACCAACAACATCTAGTAGCTTTATCCTTGGTCAAACATCACCATCGATTGAACCTTTGAACAGTTGTTATTTTGTAAAAGCTCTTGCCAAAGGAAACTTCACATATAAGAATCCATACCTTATGAATTTGCTTCAATGTAAAGGTAAGAATGATTCCGTCACATGGAAATCAATTCTTACTCACGGTGGCAGTGTTCAGCATTTAGATTTTCTCTCACAAGATGAAAAAGATGTGTTCAAGACGTTTGGTGAAATCTCCCAAAAGGAAATCATTATTCAGGCAGCACAAAGACAAAAATATATCGATCAGGGTCAGTCTCTAAACATCACAATTCCCCCAAACACCAAATTAAAAGAAGTCAATGAACTGATGATTTTTGCTTGGGAGCAGGGTATTAAAGGGTTGTATTATCAAAGAAGCTCTAATCCAGCACAAAATCTGGCTAGATCGATTATGAACTGTAAATCCTGCGAGGGTTAATTAATTTTAACAGGTATTTTCTTCTCGTGTAATTGCGCATAGGACTGAGCAACAGTGTTATGCGCATTTATTTTATTATTGTGAGCATCTTTACGAACATCCTCATTAGATTCCATAAGTTTGAGAGGAATATTATTGAAATGGTGACTATGTGGATAAGTCACAATTAAATCATCAGTTGCTTTAGCATAGACTGGGTAAAATTCCCCTGCAATATTACATTCACCAATAATCAATCTACGATCTTGATCGATAGCAAATTTACCAAGCACTACCGTATTCTCTGTTTGCTGCACCTCCAAGGGGGCGGTAACATGTTGGAGGTATGTTTCCCCCTCTACTGCCAATCCACCCCCTACAATTAAATTATTTTTAATTCCCATGGAAGATTCGACATACACTTGTCTATTTGTCCGAAGAACGATTGTCTTTAAAGATTGTAATTCTAGATTACTCTCTGAAGCAATGTGAACACCATGGGAAGCATTTAAATTAATTTGTTTGAAACCACCTCGTAAAACAGTTCCTCCCATTTCAAAAGAACCAGTGGTTTTCAGAGATATACCCCCTGATCCCACAATTCTACTGAAAGAATTTCCAACAATTACGTGATCCTTCCCACAAGGAAAATTGGAAGAGTTATCAACTTCTTCGACTAAAGGAACATAATCATGATTTTTATAAATTCCTTTATCGGATACTAACATTTCAAATGGTTGACTTCTACCTTTTTCATCAATGCGAACTGATGGTAAATCGTTGAATACTGCTCCAATTGTTTCAAATTTATTTCTTTTAGTGATAAGATGTTCATCCCCACCATCACCCATTTTTTCTTCAATCTTGGTTAATTGTTCCTGAGCATCTAAAAATTGTTTGTCGATGTCCAATGCATCTTGATCTTTCTCCCATTCACCATTTTCGGTTGCAGCAGATTTGGAAGCACCAAATTCTAAAACACCTGGAGCTTGAGATCCAGCACCACCAGCACTCTTTTCGATATTTTGTAATGTGATAGAATCTTCTTTTGCTGGATTTCCCGTCCTCTCTGGAACTGGTGTATAAGCAGTGACTTCATCACTCTTAGATGTTCTATATGGTAATTTGGTGTAACCTCCAAATTTATTTTCAACTACGAATACTTTAGAACCTATCACGGGATTGTCATCGCGAGTTCCCGATGGAGAACTGGATACACCATTAGGTAATGATAATCCACCTCTTTTTATTTTAAATTTTGAATTATTATCAGCAATTGGTTTTACTAAATCTTTCCACTCTTGGAATGCTTGAATTTCTGATTCATCTATAAATCCTTTATAATTGTAAACCGTGCCACCAACTCTTTCGTTTTTCCCACCTACTACAAATTCACTAGAATCTCCTTTTATGGTATCAAATTTATCATTCAATACTAGAGTTTGTTTATTATTTGTCGCTAATTCAGAATTGACAGTATTATTCAATAGAATATTACTACCCGATCTTTGAGAAATATGTAGAGATTCATTATCAGTTGTATTATTGATAACAATTGCTCCCCCTCTTTGGTTTAATACTGTGCGGTTTCTATATTTCTTTTTAGACATAATTAATTTTCGAAGTCAGATGGGTAATAAGGAGAAATGTTGGATTCATTATCAGTTCTATTGATAAGTGTAAGGCTTCTGTAATCTTGTATAACACCAAAATAAACAGGGAAATTTAAATCTCCCATGTAATGGAATACCCATACTTTAGAACCAACTTCAGGAACACCGATTATACCCTTTGTTTTATTACTAAATTTTTGTGATTTGTAACCAAATGAATATGTATTACACTTCACAGAGAATACATCAATTGGTTTATTGAAAGCGTCTCCCATAATGGTATCTTTGTTTTCATAGATAAATGCTGGTGAGAATGATCCCGTTTGTAATGTTGGGGGTTCTTCATCATTCACTTGAAACCCTTCTTCATAATTACAATCAGAAATAGTTGAAATACTATCTTCATCGTTTTGGTAATATCGAGCATTTCCCGATTCACCGATTATTGGGTAGCATGGGTCTGCCCATGGGAGGTTATTGGCTATTTCTTTAAATATTGCAATGTCGTTCCAATTATCAGTTGGATTATTGACACCTGCCATTTTAACATTGATTTCATCGTATTCTTCCAACCAATTGTCAAAAGGTTGGTTAGATAATTCGGGAATATAAATTTTTACTCTATTCAATTTCAAAGGATCATCGTTCTTCACGACAATACCACTATAAAATGATTCGTCAGTTCTTTTGGATTCTGCGCCTGAACCACTTCCCCTATTATACATATTACTATTTAAGAGAAAAGCACACGAATCAACCGTGTGCTTTCATATACCAATAAAGATTAAAAGTATCTTATTATTAATATCCTAGCAATCTCTTTCTACGAGCATCAGGGGTAGATACAGAGAAGGTTTCTGAGAATGCTGATGTTGGAACAGTCGTGACAGAACTCAGGAATGGGAACACAGAATATGAATTATCAGTATTCACGATAGCCATTTGAGTATTGTGAAGCGATGCTGGAATATTAAATCTTGAACCAAGAACATTTACCGTGACACTTGGATAAGCAGCAAGGGAGAATGCAGATGCGGTATTAACTGTAGAGCCTACTGAAAATTCAACAGGATCGAATGCAATACCCACATCAGTAGTGGACAGAGATACCACACCTAATTGTCTAGTTGCAACAACTACGTTAGCACCAGATAGGAATGTGACACCTGTTGCGGAGAGTGTAGTATTGGTAAGATTAGGATTACCAGTTTTTTCAGCGGAAAGAAGGTTTTGTTGGAACGTAAAAATGCTCATATTATTATTTAGCAAAATTGATCAAATTTTAGAAATTACGTTGAAGATGGATTTCTGTTTCATCACCATTTTTCTGTTCATCAGATATTTCAAAATTTTCAATTCGGGGAACTAGATATTTTTTATAAAGAGATGTTCGGTTATTACCTTTAGATGAAAAGGTTAAATTTTGAACTTCATAATTATCTCCATCCCATTCCACGAAATAATTTGTAATTTCAATTACTGTAGCGAATACACGAAATGCATTGCCTGTTCCCGTTTTTTCAATATTTGTTTCATAGCCACCATCTCCTTTATCTTTTTCAACAATCCCGAATGCAATTTCCCAATATTTATCGTTGTATCTATTTTGCTTTGCATACCAAATGTATGGAACACCTTCATCTGTTTTGAAATGTATTATTTGAGTTGGTGTAAGAACATCTTTGGGATATTCATCTCCACTATCATCCCAATCATCTACGACTTCTTCGGTTTTGAACGTATTCTTCCAAGGGTATGGATTATCAAGACTTTCGTGGATTTGGAAAAATTGATTGAATAATTGCATTGATATTATTTAACGTATAAACGAGGAAACCCGATGCTCTTCGGTGCATCGGGTTTCAAATTTGTTCAGCGTGTCTGCTAAATTAGACTTACAGGTAAGTGCTAACAGAACCAGGTGTAAACGCAGTACCAAGACCTTTGACAATGATCAGGTGATAATAAAGATTAGCACCGAAGATATTGTTTACAATACCATAACGGGTCATGAGTCCAACGCGAGGAGCGAAATCATTCGGTCCAATTGTGCGTTGCACCATAATCGGGATGTATGGGCAGTAAATAATACCTGTGTCATAGTATTCAGAACCTTTGTAACCCAATAGCGCATATTCTACACCGCTGGTTTGACCAGAGTAGTAGTTAGGGCTATAGAGTGAAGTGTTCTGAACTTCAGTCCGAGTATCACGATAAACCGTCCAGCGGCTACCAACAGTACCAACTTTTGCGATACCAACACCAGCCGTCGAAACGGTTCCGTTGATTTCGTAAACCTTAAAGTCAGGAAGCATTTCGAGGATGCTGCAAACGCGAGGAGTGGCGATAACAAAGTTAGCGGCACCTCTACGGTTACGAGCAGCCATACGACCACTTTCGATAATAAGGCGTTGATAGAAGGTAATATTTCTTTCAGCAGTCCAACGACCATCCGCACTAACAGGACTCCAGATGGAGAAACCTGCGCCAGCACCAGCATTAAAGGCTGTTTGGATCATACGCATCACAACTTCACGGTCGATTTCAGCTTGGATCTCATACGACATAGCATTCGTAAGTTCTCCATCGATATCGATGCCGTTCATGTTTTTGATGTCTTGTTCCAACTCAACACTCCAACGAGTTGCAAGTCTACGTGTCCCAGCTTCAACAGCAGTTTTGTCAAACTTGAGTTCGATTTGAGGGATTTTACCTGTCAATTCGTAATTACTCAATAGTTCAGCAATACCACGGTCTTGATCTGCGAATGTCCACTCAGCATGACCAGAGAGGAAACCAGCAGATGTGCCAGTGAAACGTGTGTCCAGTAATTGATAGCCCATTTCGTCGTTCGGAAGACCTGTACCACCTGCATACTGATCCCAAGGCTGGTTGCCACGGGAAGTAGAGGTGAATGCTTTGCCATCAACACCGTCTGCACCAAGGGTTTCGCCTTGATAAGCATAACGGAGAGCGAAGGCGAGTCCGACAGGACCGCCCATTGGCTGGACACCGACGATTTCATTAGAAATCAATTCTGGGAAAGTACGTCTAATCATAGGAATCAGAATCTTTGGCAAACGAGCATCACCAGCAGCATAGGAGTCGCTGTTAGCGATACCATTGCCAATGGAAGACGTTGCGCCAAAAACGCCGTTACTACCAGCGTTGTTTGATTCTTGAAAGCACCACTGTTCTTGGTTCTCAAGCAGCATAGCGGTTGTCTTATAGACGTGTTCGTTCTGGATAGCAGGAATCGAGTTCGAGCTATAGTCCAGCACTTTACGCCATTTAGCGACTGCGCGTTGCATTTTTGAGCCATTTAAATCAGTTTGTGGGATATTCATATATATTTGATTTTCTATTCACATTTGTTCAGGAATTAATTCCTCATAGTGCGGGGTGGAAATTATCTTCTGAATTCCATCGTTTGAAGGACACTCAGATAAGGATCATTCTCCTCTACATCATTACTTACTTGTTCCGTGATAATTTTTTGATTTTTCACGAAATCTGGCTTATGTTTACGGTTTTGGAGAGCTTCTTCCTTGATTACTTCAAGTTGTTTTTTCTCTTGTTTTTCAAAGAGACGCACGGTGTAATCGAAATTTTCTTTGATAAAGGTAAGGGATTTATCGCCAAGAGCTTTCTTGATGAAGTTCTTTTTAGATTCAGGATACTTGGAAGTTTTACCTTCGAGGAAGAGTTTAACTTGTGTGTTATTTTTCTCTTCAGTGATAACTTTGAGATTGCTCTTCAAAGAAGCGTTCTCATTACGAAGTTTATCCAATTCATTTTTACCTTGTAGAATTGCATCGGACACAGATTCTTTCATGATAGCAGAATCAATTGCAAACACTTTGCGGAGATTTCCCAACACGTTCATAGCGGTTTTATTCTTAACTGCTTGCTCAATATCTTTAGCAGGAATGGATTCACTCAAAAATTCTTCCAAATAGGCACTAACAGATTCAGTGAGTTGTTTTTTAAATCTAATTAGATCAACTTGCTGTTCTCTTTCGTATTTCTTAACAACTTTAACTAATTTGGTAGTCTTATCTTTATCAAAAGCTTCCATCAATTTTTTCATTTTGATGGTGCGATCTTTATCGAGCGATTCCATGACCGATCCCAATTTAGTAGCATACACTTCATCCTGTTCAACCAATGCAGCTTCAACTGCAAGATCTACTTTAGCTTCCAATGCTTTTTGGATAGCACTAACGGATTCGTCGGAAAGACCGAGACTTTTTTGAACGTCTTCAGAGAAAAGATTCTGTTTGTTTTTCTTCATAATATTATTTAGAGATTTGATATAACTTTTTTATGTTTTAGAACAAAGGTTTTTCAATTTCTTGAGAAATTTTCTCCTGAATCTTTTTATTGATGGTATCTTTCAGATATTTATGAGCATTTGCATGGTCTTCAGTCATGATAGCTTCAATAAATTTGATGATAGATGCTGATTCTCCGAGTGTTTCTTTAAGTTTTTTCTGAAGTCCTCCTTTCATTTCCATTTTTTGTGGAGGAGGTAATTTTTTACCTTTATTTTCTTCGCGCATACGCCTCAGACTATCTTTTTTCGCTTCGCTCGTTTCACCTTTTTTAAATTCAGCATCTTCTTCAGGTGGTTTACGATCATAAGAACCTTTACCTTTTTTGGCTTTATGTTTCTGAGTGCCAGGTGCAAATGGTTTGCGGTCTTTTACTTTAGGACCATCAAAAGTAACTTTACCGTCTTTTTTCATATCTTTGAATGTTTTACCCATATTATTATTTATCACGTATTCTTCAAATTCTTTATAAAGTTGTTTTTCTTCTGGAATTCCACCATGTGTCCATGGTGATGTAAATTTAGATAGATGATATTCCAAAGAACCTTCGGACAACCATTTTAACCTAGTTAGAAATTCTGGTTGTGATATAGGATCAGCGAAAAATTCTCCAATTTTCCCTTTATCAGAAAACCATTTTCTAAATTTCCAGAAAGGTAGCTTTTTCATTATCAAATAGAATTAATGAATTTTATGATTTGTTTACGAAGATAAGATTCAATATCATGCTTTGGAATAGTTTTGAGAGACTTTTCAAAATTTTCATATACTTCTTCAAAAGAACCGTCTTGTTCAACAACGTATGTTTTACTTTCCAAAATACCATTAACGAATGCTTTTGGATAAGATGGATCTGCAACAGCATCAATAGCTACCAAGTGCATATTTTGAACTAGATTGTAATCATTATTTTCCATCAATTGTCCCAATGCACGAGTGGACATACCGACTTTAACACCATCATTGATAAGCGCACGGAGGATCTGACCAGTAGGTGTTGACAAGACTTTCGCTTTACCAACAAAATAATCATTAACTTCAGTCAATTCTGTTACCAAATGGCAAGCTCTCTCCAGATTAACATCAGCACTAGTAGGGTGATTCAACTCACCCATCGCTCTACCTGGAAGAACCATCTCATTGATATATCTTTGAACTTCAGTTCTCGTATCATCAAGTTTATACATTCTTTTATTTTTATTCACGCTATTGCAACCGATGAACGGTCCTTTAACATAAAGATTGGATGTACTGTTTCGATTGGATTGTTCTTCGATAACTTCAAAGTTATCAAACACATCAGGATTTTCTGCGATTAATTTAAGTTTCAACGCCATAATATTATTTATGTTTAATGATTGTAAATTCTATTAATTTAATTCTTTTTCTGTAATAATAATAAAATCCATGCCATGCTTCTTCGCGAATTCTTTGGCAAATGCCCATTTATCACAATTATTCTTCCATGCTACTTGTTCATAAAGCAGATTGGATTTCTTTTTATTTTTAGTAGCTTTTGGTTCTTGAGTCTGTTTCCAAGGTTTAACTTCTATAAGATATTTTTTAATTTTATCTCCTTCTTTTATTTTTACGTAAGCATCAATAAAATACTTACGATTTTTCCTTTGAAGACTATCAAAATAAGGAATAGTAAATTCTTCGCTATTCCATTCCAAAACATTTACATTATTATCTGCCCATCGAAACAATTTCAATTCTAAACCAGATCGAAAAATTATATTATCCAATTTACCAATATACTTTTGAGGATTTTTAGGGGCAAAAAATCCTTGTTTAAATCTCGAATCTTTTTTTAAAGGTAGATTACCCATTACTGTATCATTGGCTCTTCGACAATAACTTCTGATTCAATGACATCTAATACTGGTGGCTCTAGAACTGGATTTAGATCTATGATAATCTCTGGTTCAGGTGTCGCCACTACGGGTATGTTATAAGTAAAACATTCTCCATCAAAACCATATCCTTCTGGCATTGTAACAGGCACACGCACAGTGTGTTTTGTTTTTGCCATTTGATAATTAAGAGCATTTCCAATTTCTGTATTAGAAGCGAATCGTGCTAATGTTTTAGGAACATTTTCGTTTAAAGATGCGATGATCGTTTCAGGTTGTCTGCCCCAAAATAATCTATAGCATTCCTCAAAGGTTACTACAGCATGGTAGATACCTTTGATTGCTCGTTGTGTTAGGAATTTTTCATATTCCTGCGATGTCATTTCTTCGTCTATTTGTTCGTTCATATGTTTTTTAATAAAGATTATGTTTTAAGTTTGAGCGTAAAAGAGTGCGTCGTAAAGCGCGGCAGATACAGACGTTACTCCGCTAGCGGAATTTGCAACATGCGCTTCAACGTATGATTGCGCGGAAGTTCCTGTCGCAGTGGGACCTCCAGTTGTCGTTATAGTTGACAATGTTCTTGATCCATTTGATCCAAGGCTGGCGGTAATAGTTCCACTTCCATTGCTCATCACGGATAAAGAAATTCGAGTTTGTAATATGTTTGCGTTCAATCCTGTATTTGACCATGCACTGTATGTTATTGATGTTCCGTCATGTCCGTACACTCGCCAATCATGCGAGGTTCCACGCGCTTTAATTTCCACGCCAAATCCGCGATATGCAACAGCGTCAACTCCATCAGCAACAGGAGTATTGTCTGACCCGAATCGCAATCTGAAAATGTTCAAGGTGTCAGTCGCAGCGGAATTCGCGATCCATAAAATAATAGAAACGCCCAGCTTTGAAGCAAAGTTGATGCCACCGCCTGAATAAGACGGAACTGTTGTGATTCCCCGTCCGATTTGCGCTCTGCCATAGCCACTATTAGAAGTTCCTGAGCTTAATGCTACCCATCGGTCACCCGTTCCTTGTAATGCCGCCGATCCAGTGCCGCTATTTGCAAAAGCTGGCGTTGCTGATACGCGAAAAACACTGCCGAGACTGTAAAAAGGCTCTAGTGCAACATCGTCTCTTGTCATCAGAGATGTAGCCGCTGGCGTTCCCGTTCCTGCCGATGTCGGGCGAGTTGTATCCGTAAAAGATGCCGTTCCTGCGATTGATGGACTCGTCAAAGTCGCGCCCTCTGCTCGCACGAAGCCGCCGCCTGTTCCGTTCTCGTCGGTGAGTGCCGATGCTAGATTCGCGCTTGTGGGAGTAGCTAAAAATGTCGCTACGTTTGTGCCGAGATCAGCACTATCGACTAGTTCCACCCAAGCAGAGCCACTATACGAATTGAGATTGCTTGTGGTTGTATTGTAGATGACCAATCCAGCGGGAGGCGATGCAATAGCGTTACGCTGCGTTGTATCCATGCGCGGGGGAAGAAACCCTTGTGTTGTTGAATCAACTTGCAGCTTCGCTTTAGCGTTTGGAGATACTACTCCAACTCCAACTCCCGCTTTTCTGACTGCAAGCAAAGACTCGTATGCTGCTCCATTGTAATACTGATAGTTCCAACCAGTGAACTCTGTTGGTGTTGCGAGAGTGGTATAAGTGCTGTTAGAGTACTCAAATGCAGTAAACTGAACAAGCCCAGCATTGCCGAATGAGTTATCGTTTTGCCCTATTGTTTGGTAGGTTTTAAGATACCTACTACCCATCCTAGTCTTAGTTATAAGCCCTGCGTTCTTACCTGCTGAGTCATCTGTGGTATGCCAGATAACATAAATAGGTGCGTCACTGGTAGTGCCTGTGCCGAATACGTTAAACTTACCTAAGCTACCATCACCACGGGTAGTTCCTCCTATAGTCATATACACCGCAGAACTTGAGAACCCTTGATAGAGTGCTTGATTGCCACTGAGCGTTTGACTAACAAAAGTGCCAGTGTTGTTACGAGTTACGTTGCCAGCACTTGATACGGTTAGGCTAGTGTAGTTTGCGGCATCATAGCCGATTCGCATTTGTTCTGTCAGCGCGATTGTGTGCAGAGTCGCTGATGGAGTAGCTGTGCCGATCCCTACATTGCCACCGCTAGGTTGTAGATTAACATAGCTCGTTGTCCGTGTGGCATTTGTTGTGCCTTGCAAAGTCAGGTCATCGTTAGCTGCAATGCCGCCATTGATTTGTGCTATTGTTGGAGTTGTGATAGTTGGCGATGTCGCAAAAACCAAGCTACCCGTCCCTGTTTCATCTGTCACCGCCGCTAGTAAATTTGCACTTGTGGGAGTAGCTAAAAATGTCGCTACATTTGTTCCTGGATTATAGTTAGTTGCTGTGACTGGAACAGTCAATGCCACACTTGCACCAGCATTAAGATTTGCTAATGCTGCTCCAGTTTCTAGGGATCTTGATGTGATTTTAGTTGTTGCCATATTTTATTTATAATAATTAACTTAGTTCTGTAATTTCCATATAACTGTTAGCGTTCAATCCTGCTGTTTCTACACCAGCAGGAACACGCGCCCCCCACATTACAGTTACGTTACCTGACGCTGTTGGTGTTAAAATAACCTCTGAAATTGTGCTTAGATTCTGCCCGTTCTGGTTGACCGAGTTTGTCAGCGATGTTGAGGTTGATGGCGTAATCGTTGAGTTGCCGCCACCGTTTGTAAAGTGACCTACGGTATCGCTTCCGCTTGCTGTGATACCAGGGTGGTCAATGCGTAAAACCATCCCAACTGTCGCGGTTGAATTTTTGGTTAGCGAATGAACTTTAATGCGATATGTCACGCCGCTGACGACTGACAAAACTAGTGTGTCATCTGCTACCATAGATGAGCTTGTTCTTGTTGCAAGAGTTGTTCTCCTGACTCTTCGCGTTCCAAGAGAGGTGTTTAGTGCTGTCGCTGCACCTGATGTACTAAAAGTAGTAGACCCACTTATTACGGCATTGGTCAGTGTAGGCGCAGAAATGCTCAACCCACTTGCTAATTTTGCACTTGTCACACTCCCATCTGAAGGAATCATATCAAGCACTTGGACAGTATTTGTAGGAGATACCACAACTGCTTTTGCTCCACTTGCTAATGGAGAAGTAAAGGTAATGTTTCCGCTGCCAACAGAGTAATCTACAGATGGTTCTTGTAGCGCACCATCAATAGCGACAATGAGCGCAGATGGATTAGTGAGACTTTCTGCTCCATCGATGGCAAACGATGATAATATACCGTTGCCAGATAGTGTAGTGCGTGTAGGAGTGACAACTGTTGCAACTCTATTACCATTTGAATAGATATCACCAGCAGAAAGCTTTCCGACAATAGTCAAATCACCATTCATCGTGCCACCATCTTGGTATTGAGTGGCATTCGTCCCTCCACCAGAAGCATAAACAGCTACATATTTTCTTAAATCGGTTTTATAATTTTCAAATTTATCGTGAATTTTTTTATTCCAATCCTTTTCAATGGAGTCCCATTCTTTAACAATTGGTTTCCCTGTTTTAGATTCTAAAATATATTCAATTGGCTTTTCATTTTTGATTTTACGAATCTCAGAAAGTAATCCATTTCTACTTTCTTGAATAAGATTTTGAAAATATTTTCTCGCTTCATCTGTAATATCTAATGTTTCTTCCTTTACTAAGGATAACTTTTCATCGAAATATTGCGTGATTTCTTGTTCTGTTTCTGAGATTTTATTATCAAATTTCTCAGAAATCTCTAAAATTTTCTTATCGACATTTCCTACACGAGAGAGGGCTTTTTGGACACCTTTGTTCAAGGAATTATTAAGTTCAATATTGGCATCACGAATTGCATCCAATTCCTTATTAACACTTTCAATTAAAGAAACATCAGCTTTTTCATCCAATTTATCGTTGAGATTTTTATCAATTTCTGATACCTTTTCAACAATTTCTTCAGCAATATCTTTTAATTCTTTATCAACTTTCGGGTTGATATTTCTTTCATATAATTCTTTGACTAATTGTTTGACAGACTTATCAATCAACTTAGAAGAATTTTCAAAGTTCTTTCCAAGAGATTCATTTAGATTGTCAGCAATATCTTGAATTTTAAGATCAATGCTTTCACGAATCTCATCAAATTTATAATCATTATCTGAAATTAATTCATTTTTAATTTTTCCAGAAATGATAGTAAATTCATCTACAAGATTTTCTCTTGCTGATTCCAAATACCCTTTGAGAGCTTTTTCCTTTTTCCTACTCTCATTCTTAATATCTTGAATATTTTTTGCTTTATTATGTTCTAAAATTTCAAGAGATTTCTTTACAGCATTTCTCTTTACTCTTTTTATTTCTTCAAGAATTTCTTGTTTTTTATCTTCAACAATTTCAGAATTATCGAAAGTTTCTTTGATAAGCTCTTCAACTTCTAAATCTTCATCTTCTTCATTCTCAATATTTGATTCAAAGATTTCAACTGGTTCGCTTTGCGAATTGAAATAAATTTCTTGTTTCCCTTTCAGAAGTAAGAAAGGATATTGTGCTTTCTCGTTTCCTTCCTCCACAAGAATAGATACGATTGGATTTCCGTTTTCTTCGGAAATCTTTTCTGCCACATATTTTTTTTCGTTTATCTGCACCTCGAAAACACCGAAAAAGACTTCTTGAAAATCTTTAACTTGAAGGATGTTCAGAGGAGAGTTAGACGAGGTAACTTTTACCTCTTCGCTAAACAATCTCATCTTTTATATTTAGTCAAATGGTTATTATGTCAATTATAATTATTAAAAAACAGAGAAAGATACTGGGTCGAAATCTCCGTACCCACCTTCAATTAAGAATTGTTCCAATTCTTTTTTCTCTGCAACACCTTCTGACAAAATGGAATCACCATTGATAGAACCACCACCAGGAAAACCCACGCCACTAATTTTAGTGAGAATCCTTCCCCACATGACTTTACACAAAGCAGTGGAGTATTCCAATACCCATTTTTCTTTTACCAAATCTCGAAGCGGTTTTTCCACATAACATTCCAATAAACCATAGAATGTGGTGTTTTTCGGCTGTGGTATCAAGCGTAAATATTGTGTTCTGGGATCGAAATAAATATCTCTTCTGGTGGCAAACATTTTTTCTCTGGTATCAATCCAATCTTTGACAGTATGCCAAGAAAGAATATCAAAACCATAATTCCCAAGAGAATATGCGTGATATGATTGTTGTGCCATAGTTTGTTCCACGGAGAACAATGTATTCACACCAGTCGTAGAACCTTCTTCAAACGATACGACATCAACAACTTTTCGATAATCCATGATATCATAATCAAACATATTGTTGTATGTGCGAACATCTTCTTGTGGTTCACATTGAACAGTGAAAGGTTTTTGATAAGATTGTTGAAACAAAGAACTCAAAGAAGGTCTGAACGTGGTGAATAAATTATAAGTGGTTTTATCAATAATTTGCATGGATGTAATACCATCGGATGGAACTACAGCACTCAAAGAGGAAGAAGAAGCAAAATAAGAATTTGGTATGGTGGATAAGGAAACATACAACACATCAGGAATTTTCACTTCATAATCAGGATTAGGTCCGATTTTCTTATCATTTAATTTTTCCGATGGTGTATATCCAGAATTTGCCACAGTGAAAAGAGTATCCAATCTGATTCCTTTGCCACTTTCATATAAGTTACTATCAAAAATTACATATTCTTTTGAATATCCAGCGTATTTTGTATAAAAATCCGTTGCCATTGAAATTGCTTCATAAAGTTGGTCATAATGCAATTCAACATTGATCATTGGATGTCCCAATAGTCTCAAGATTCTTTCTCCCAAACGTTGATAACACTCAATCTTTGAATTAAGATTAGTGGACATGAAAGCTGAAATTGGTTCTAATTGACAGAGACTCATATTATTATTTAATAAGCTAAATAATAATATGTCATTTGAATCCAATAATGGTTCTGTTTATTACCAACTTTCTTGTGGTGTTCCAACTGTTTCAGGTTGGAATCCTAATAACAATAATGGTTCCAAATATTATTACCTATCTTCCAACGATTTCATACTTTGGGGTCAAAGCACTATTTTCGTTCAGCCATCAGCTAATAATGGTAGTCAATACTATTTTTACGTGTGTAATAAATCAACTGATACTGGGTGGTCTCCACTATCTAATAACGGAACTAAATTTTATTATAACTCAGCATTTAATTGCGTCAGCTTTTGTGAATAAATAATATCATGGATTTATGGATTTTCTTAATGCAAAACGCGCAAACTATTTCAATTGTTATTGGATTGGTAAGCACCTTCTTGGTTTTTTTCAAAAAAATTAAAAAATTTATTATTAAAAAATATGAACAACATAAAATTTATAGTAAATCTAAACATGAAATACCAGAAATTTTACAAGAAATTAAATCGGGAATTGGTAATTTAGACACTCGATTAAAGAATGTTGAGTATGAAATCTCCCCTAATGGTGGTGGTTCCATGAAGGATTCTCTGAAAATCATCAAAGCAGAAATAGAAGCAATGTTTTGGTTGAATCCTAAACCATCTTTTCGCACTACTTCCAAAGCAATAAATATTCAAGTTAATGAAACATATTGTCATTTGTGCGCGACTTCATCGGAAGAATTACTTCGTTTGAATTGGAAAAATTTCATAGAAGACGAAATCCAGTTGGATGATTACATGCGTAGATGGGAAGAATCTACTGATGCATCTTCCCAATTTTCAGGTAAATTAAAATTTAAAAATTCCCGTGGGGAATATATGGGAGAATGGTTGATAAAAGTTCGTCCTTTAGGTCCAATTGAAGGTGGCAAAGATTACCTTTGGCACGGAACAATTTATCCGTTCGATCAGAAATCGAAAGAATGTGCTAGGAATTATAATATACCTTTGAATTAAACTGGTGGTGCTTCTTCTGCTGGAGGTGCTTCTTCTGCTGGAGGTGCTTCGCCACCGCCCAAATCAGCTTCTCCACCACTAATAGCGGCTCCTCCTCCTCCAAAGTCTGGAACGCCACCACCGCCACCACCACCGCCACCCAAGTCGCTCATGTCACCACCTTCTCCTCCCGCAGCACCTTCAGCTTGTTGTGCTGCAAGTTCTTTCCAGTTAGGTCCGTTGGCTTTAATTTGTTCAATTTCGTATAGGAACTCTGCTTCGTTTCTCAGGAAGTGACGATTAGCAAGAATGTCTGAATCTTTCCAATCCAAATATTTTTTCATAGCAAAGGTTTTGGAGACAAATTCACTGTTTGTAATACTGGTAAAGGTGTTAATTTTTAATTCAAGCTTTTGACTTTCTCTCATGTCATAGAAATTCGTCGGAACATTAAATTCCACTTGAATATTATCTTCGAAAAGATCATATTCTTCGAACATTTCTTTGAATTTGAGATGAGTGACAAATGCTCTTTTGATGCCTTGAGCAAATCTTTGTTGTTGACGAATGATCATCTTCGCAAATTTAAGCTCTTCACGAAGCATTTCTGTCCCATCATTATATCCCGTTTCATTATTCAAACGAGAAGTAGGAGTCTTCAGAGAACGATAAAGTTTCTTGATGAACCAATCTAGAGGCTCCATATTACCATCTGATTGTTGACCACCAAATGTTTCAACAGTTGTTGCTTCTTGTCCTTGTCTTTTAGCAAACCAGAAAGAATCCAAAGTAGACTGTGGTGCATATTTTTTAACGACATCACTTTGATCCAAATCGAAAGTCTTGGTAGACCAATATTGAGATTGTAATTTTCTCAGATATGCTTCAGCTTGAGGAACTGGTAATCTACCTACATCCACATTGAAAAGGAAACGGAGAGGTGCATGAACCATTCTATGGATAACCACAGAATCTTCGATCATCGAAAGCTGTCTATAAGCTCTACGGCAATTCTCAATGAAAGGAATGATAAAATCTTTTGTTTCATTATATTGTCCACTATTTACATAAAGAACTTGGTTCTTTTCAAATGGAATATATTCATACCGTTCAACTTTTTTATTATCGATGCTAGAAAAAATAGGCTTCTTATAAATAAATGCTTTGACTAACATCGTCTGGATGTTGTCATAAACAGGATCGAATTGATCAGCAGGAAGATTTTTAATGGCAACAACACCTTGTTTGATGTAATCATCTTTCAGAATAAGTTCAAAAAAGAGTTCACCTTCAACAAGAAATTGTCGGAAATAATGCCATCCATTATCATCCAAATCCAACATGGAACAGAATTTAGAAAATTCTTTTTGTATTTCCTCTTTTTTCTCTGATTCCAAATCAGCGTTACGGAAATCAAGAGTTACGATTTCCCCATCTTCATCAACGTTAATGGTTTCATCACAAATTTCATCCAAAGCATCTGCCACTTCAGAGTAAGCAGCCATCATACGGTAGTCTCTAAGACGACCTGGTTTTTCTTCCGATGCTTGGGAATACATCAAATCCGTAAAGGATTTGTCTTGGTAAATAGCGGAAAACGCTGTGTTATTCCAGTCGTTATTAAGAGCTACAGAGTTCTTAGCAATTGCTTCAGGTCTGCGTAACCCGATTTTTTGGAAATATTTATATTTTGTATTCTTTGCTTCATCAGGAGTTTGCTGAATAAAATTCCCACGATTCTTCAAATAAGATTGCATATTCCTATCGAAAGTGGAACCCTTACCGTCATTACTAACGTAGGATTTATTTGAAGATTGTGTAGAAGAACTATCGGAACCCGCCATACTTATTATTTAGGGGGAATCTTCAATTATTCAATTAAATAGATCAATCGTCCCCATAAATATCTTGATCAAAATCATGGCTGGATATTTTTATCTTTTTCGCCATTTGTAAAACAAACTCATATGCTGAATCAAAATCATCATCAAATGATTTATATTGATTATATTTATTAGCCATTTGCTCATTCTCAAAATATAATTCAACGCTTACTTTCCCATTCTCAAATTTTATTTCCAATGATAAATTACCAGTTGAATATTCTAATATTTCTCGTTCGGTGTTACCGAATCTATCATTTTTTTCTTCAAAATCTGGAAATTTTTTCAGTATGGCTCTTGAAAAAGACCCCCAATTTGTTATATTTTTATTATGGGCATCTGCGATAGACCCAGCCCAAGTATTTCCCTCCATATACAATTTAGCAATTGCGATCTGATCTTTCGTAGTCATGATATTATTTAGTCAAATTGTTTTTTTTAATAGGATGCTACCCACCCTGCGTCATTTGCCGTCACAAAAACATGGTTTCCCGACAAATTACTAAAATAATTTGAACTTAGGGATATTGTGACAATATTATCATTCACTACTGTGATCACATTCTCTGGTAATAGATAAGCGGAAATCGTGGGGAACTTGGCAGTATCAATCTCAGTGTAAACCAATTGAGGAATATTATATGCACCAGACAGATACCAAGTGTTATTGTAACCGAATCGCTTCCCATAGAATTGGAAATTTCTTTCATTCAACTCAGTTACAATCAAAGAATCTCCTTGATGGATACCATTGATGAAATAATTGGTGAATTCTGGATACGCACTAATCGATACGCTTTCTGTTTGAACACCTTCTGCACTGATAGCATCGAAGAGATTGTAATCACAAAATCTATTACTGACAGCTAGAGCATGGAAATCTGCATTAACCACATAGATCGGTGCTTGAGTTTGGTTATAATCTTTGAACAACCAACCTTTGATCGTGAATGATGTAGATGCAGAAATTCTCCATTTTGTATCAGGTGACAAATCTTTGGGATTTTCGTAGGAAATATCACCTGACCATTGAATTTCTGAACGAATCTCATCAATGAATGGCATGTTGAACTTTTCAGGAAATTGCCAAGAAACAATGATATATGGATTACAATTTACGACGAAATTCTGGATGATCTGATCCAAATCTTCTTTGAAATAACAGATGATATTCACATCCAGAGTGAGATTTACTGGAATTGGTGTTGGAATTTTCGCAAGTCTATTGGTAGAATCCAACTGTTTTCTATACAGAAATTGATCTTTATTTGAAATTCTGGAAGGATCACGAGCTAAACTTGTTTGCTCAATCGTTACTACTGGCAATGTCAGTGTCTTGGCTCGATCAGTGAGATCATGTAGGACACGGTGTTTAGGTCCGTTTACATACCGAACTTCAATTTTCTCCTTCGATTGTCTGGTTTTTGCATCATAACGATACACAAATGCATCGTCAAATGCTGCCACAAACATATTGAGGAGATTGGAATTTTCAAAAAAATAACTGTAATCACGCATTACAGTATTACTTAATTAAAAATTCCTAATTAAACTTTTTATGTAAAAATCATGAAAAAATCATTAAAATTTACTAAGTAATGATATATGGAAACAATAAAGAAAAAAATAGAACTCTATGTGACTTTGGAAATGAAGGAGCAAATTCGTAAGATTGCAAAGAAATCTGGTCTGACTATGACCGAATATATCAAAAGAATACTAGAGGAGACGTTGAATGAAATTAACTGATAAATTTGAAAAGAAGGCTGGTGTTTATATCATTCGCAATGAAGTGAATGGGAAGTATTATATTGGGGAAAGTATTAATATGTATCAGAGAGTTTGTGGTTATAGAAGTAAAGGAAAACAAATTATTCATAATGCTATAAACAAATATGGTATTGAAAATTTTGATATCGATATTTATTATCTCACAGATTTTGATAAAAAAGGATTACACGATTTAGAAGAACAACTTATTATAAAATTTAATTCACTGGAACCAAATGGTTATAATGTATTAAAAAGAGGACAGAGCATGATAGGTTTTAATCATTCGGATGAAACCAAACAAAAATTATCAAAAGTTAGAACAGGGAAGAAATTATCAGAAGAACATCGTAAAAAAATATCTTTGGGTGGAATGGGTAAGAAGATGTCGCCCGAAGCAATATCAAATAGGGTGAAATCTTTCACAGGATTCAAACATACTGAAGAATGTAAAAAACGAATGTCGGAATTAAAAAAAGGAACTAAAATGAGTGATGAAGCGAGAATAAATATGTCGATAGCTAGAAGTGGCGAAAAACATAATAATTATGGCAAAAAAGTTTCTGAAGAAGAACGTCAAAGATTGGCAGGGTTGAGGAAAGGAATCCCGAATGTTAATAAAGGAAAGAAAATGCCAGAGGAACAAAGAATTAAAATGTTGGAATCTCGAAAAAGAAATAAATTATTAAAAGAATCCGATCCGTCTCTCTTCAAATGAATTTTCAATGCTCACATCTTTTTCGCTGTTGAAAATCTCTGCTAACGTCATTTCTTTATCAACTTTCAACCCTAAATTACAAAAATTTGATAAATCTTGAACCTCTTCTTTTGATAACGCACCAAATTTGTATTCGAAAAATAATCGACCTTTTCTCAACAAAGCTGGATCGATCTTGTTTAGATCGCAGTTAAAAGTGCATATAATTTTCATCTGTAATGCATCTTTAAGAAATCCGTCACATATTGATAGTAGGTTATTTGTTCCAGAATTTCTATCAACTGATAAAATTTCCTCGGCATCTTCGATAATCAAAAAGTTTTTTTTGTTTTTGATCATGAATGAAATAAAATCAGGAGATGAAATCACTGATACCATAGAAGGTGGAACATAAATAACATCTTCATCCGTCTCTAAAATTAAATTCTTTAACATATTAGATTTTCCAGCACCAGGATCGCCATGTAAAAGCAAAAGACTTTCAGTGTTGTCATCTCTCATAAATTGTTTAAATTTATCAATAGGACATTTTTTACCATAATATAGATCATACCTCCCGTCTTTAATTTCAATATTATTGAAAGTGGTTTTTTGTTTATACAAACCTTGAGCATTCTGAGCGATCATGTAAAAGTTCTTCTCCGAATCAGGAATAAAAAGAACATTCATGTCGATTAACTCCTCTAGCAATTTTTCAATGGCATTTTTATTTTTAAGAAGAGGGCAAAACGATATGGAAACGACTCCACTTTCCATAGAAATAAATTCTATATCATCATCATCATCTTCTTTATTAATTTTGTTTTCAGGTAAACCGAAATTACAACGAACCATCAAATATAAAAATTCATTAAAATAATATCCAGATTTGAAATCATTGATTTTATATTGATGAGTTACATCAAATTTCCATCTTTTGAAAAGATCATGAATATCATCGAGTCTTCGAGCATCTATTAGATAATCATCAAGTACAATCGTATTCAGAGAAATATTACCAAATTTCTGTTCAAATTCTTGAGGGTAGTCGGAAGGGTTCTTAAATTCACCAACTGAATTTACCCAATAGGTTTTCTCCAGTGCTTTTTTGATTGTTTCTTTTAATTTGCTCATATCAGTTAAATCTGTCTAGGAAGAACTTGGGAAGCTTCTTCTTGTTCCTATTAATAGCATCAAAAATGCTTCCGTCAAGTATATATGTTTCACACCAGTCATCATGGGCGCGAACACTACGACCACAAGCCTGAAGCAGAGTCTTGAGCATAGCATTACCATACCAATCCTTATCAATTTTCATCAGCTTCTCTACTCGAACATCCTTTGTCGGTAGCCATGGTGCTTTGAGAATGATTTGGAAGCGAGACAAATCACCTTTTAAGTCCACACCATATGTCATTGAAGGAGATACCAAAATGGTCGGTTCACTGGACGATTCATGAGTTTCCAAAAGCTGTTCATTATTCACTCCTGCTTCCCTACAAAGCAAACGATCTGATTTTATATTTTCTCGAATATAATCTGCCAAATATTGAGTGTGAGTATGAATGATACCCTTTTCATCTTTATGATGTTCCATGATACCTTTGATCTGTTTCATCAAAGTTGGAAGCATAGATTTTAAATTTTGAAAATTTAATTTCTGTTTTGCCATGATATGAATCGGTGACTTCTCTGGATTAAAGTCTGTTCCAATGTGGATATATTCATGATCTTTAATACCAAGAGATTTGCAATAAGCATCGGGATCAATAATTGTCGCAGAAAGAATTACTACTTTTTCAGCATAATCAAACAAATATTTTGAAAGAACATCAACTTTTAAAGGAATAAATCGGATAGCATTTTCCAATCGTTCTACGATGTAATCGCTATCGTAGAAAGTATCAATCAATAATTGTAAGGAATTTTGAAGATTGGTAAGTTTGGTATATTCCTGTTTCTTTTTATTGAAAGTGATAATATCCTTTTTATTACTATTCTCACTAAACCAACTTTTGTATTCATCTAAGGAATTTGTTACGCTCTCTGTAACCTTACTAATCCACGCCAACACTTTGGTTTTGTTGTTATCATCATTGGGAAATGGTGTGACGAGTGTTTGAGTCTTCATAAGAAATGGGATATCCACTACACATGTAAATTGACCAACTAACTGCTCTTCTAATTCTGAACCCTCATCACATACAATAATCTGTCTTTTCTTGAGGTGGTTGGGAAGAGAGAAAAACATACTGTAATTCAAAGCGGAAAACCTTGACGTTAGCATATTATTACGAGAGTTGTAATAAGGACAACGATTAGCTTTCCAACACTCATTCTTTTGGTTTGCCACATAAATACATGGCGCAATATCAACTGACAGGGTATCATCCACATCACACTGGTAATTACTCTTACCTTTCAAAACTCCTGTATCATCGAAAGTATTCTGGTATTGATCTTGGAGTGATTTAGTAATTGTCAAAGAATAACACCCAAATGGATCAATATCTTTCATCAATTCTGCACCATTTTCAGCAAAAATACTATAATTCTTTACTATTCTTTCAAATTCAACAGGAACATCTTTAGATACATTCCCAAGGGTTTTAGCTAAGTGTGTCTTACCTACCCCTGTGTCTGCATGAACAATTACGAATTTTTTACCATTCTCAAATGCTTTTTCAATGGCATTAAGAGCTTTTGCTTGTTTATCACGAGGATTGAATCCCTCTGGGAAGTTTAATATTAAGTTACGCATTTTTTAAGATTTCAATTTCAACATCTAAGGACATTTATTATGGAAATCCTACCACGCAATTTTAAGATGTCAAGACGTAAAGATAATTATCGAAAAATTTAGAAATATCTGTTTTGTTAATTGCTTTCATCTTCCAATAAACCTCTTCAGTTCTAGGACAGAATGCACTCAGAGAATAATCAAAAATAAATCCATTTTCAATTTTTTTAATATCATAAGGATAAGAGATTTCCCATTCTTTGATGTCTCCATCTTCTTCAATTTTAAATCTTACAAAATTTTGTTTTGTGTTAAACATTTGTATTTTACCCCCTTTGATTGTTCGGGAATTCAATACAAATTTCACATCACGGAAAATTAATTTTTTTAAATGTTCTTCGATTCTATTCATGGGTAAGGGTCGAGATTAAGTTCATTGTCCATGTATCGCAATTTCTCGTTTGGACTCATGGGGAATATATTTTCATTGAAAAACTTCCAAAAGTTATCGTCTGCTGGGATTTTTTGAACGAGATAGCACATATCCATCGAGACATTTCTAAAGTCCTGCATGAAGATATCCCATGTAACTACTAAATTATGTTTACGCTCATCGACTTTTTTAGGTTCAAAGGAACCTGAAAAGTTCAAAGTTGTTTTACCATTATAGGAATTGAGAATCTCCATACTGTTCGTACACAACATCTGGCGAATATAAGGTCGTCCTGGTGAGCGTTCAGGTCGTCTACGAACAATTAATAAATCACAAATGTTATTTTTCAATAACGTTTGTAACTCATTTCTCTTTAATTTTTTTAGCATTTATATCACAAACGCCAAACATGCGCTGCTCGTTCAAGAACAAAGCGTTCTTCACTTTACCATGACCTGTTACTTCCAAGTTGGAGATTGGAATACCCATATTATTGGGGAACACTACGATATCACCAACTTCAGTGTATCGCACGTTTGGTCCTTTAAGGATGACTTTACCTTTTCTCCAAGCATTATGAACTTGAGCAACAGGAATCGCAATACCTCCACGTAAAATATAATCACCTGATTCTTCTCCTGTGACCAAATCACAATATTCAAGAAGCATCACATCATCAAAAAGTTTGGATAGACTATAATCATCCAAACCAAAATCACTTGGTAGTGCTTTATCACTGAGATCAATGTGGGATTTTTGAGGGGCTAAAACATCAATAGATACGGACATAAATATATTTATTGGTATTATTTATTTGTCAATGAATATTTTTTTATTATTAAATAAACAAATATGGCAATTCCTATTTCATGTAAATGTATCACATACGGACGAGTTGATTTATTAGAAGAATCATTATACAGTTTTTTAAATCAAGAATATGATGGTGATAGTGAGATGGTTATCGTGAATGACTATCCTGAACAAAAATTATATTTCGATCACCCGAAAGTTAAAATAATTAATTTCGATAAAACATTTGAAACAATTGGAGCTAAGGAAAATTTTGCGGTAGAAAATTGTAGCTACAATACAATAGCAGTTTGGGATGATGATGATATTGCATTATCGAATCACTTAGGTAATATAAACAAATATTTTCCAAGTTACGATTTACTTCATTGGAATAGAGGTGCGTTGGTTAATCATAATAAAATACATGCTCTGACTTCTCTGGGAAATTCTGGCATCATTTATACTAAAGAGATATGGGAGAGATCGAGTAAACATCCTCTTGAAAATGCGGGATATGATATGTCATTTGTTATTAAATTGAAAGGAGAATATAATTGTAGAGTGGTAAATGCTTCCCCACCAGATGAAGAAATTTCGTGGATGTATTTATGGGGCGGTAGAAGTTATCATATGTCGGGTCAAAGTAAGGATACACCAGATAGAGAAAATGTAATTATTAGACATTCGAAACACATTGATAATTTAAAAAAAGAGGGAAAAATTCCAATTGGTGATATTGAACTAAAGCCAAAATGGAACACCGACTATAAACAACTTTTAGAAAATTATTTGAAAATATGAAAACAATAGTCGTATTGGGAATGCATAGATCAGCAACCTCATTAGTTGCCAGAACTTTAAATTCTGAAGTTCATATGGGAAAAAAATTGTTGATCGGATTAGTAGACAATCCAAAGGGTCATTATGAAAACATTGAGATAATTAAAATAAATGATGAGATATTACACAATTCTGGTGGTAGTTGGTTTGATCCCCCACCAAGAGAAAAAATAATTGAAATTGGTAAAAATTATGAAGATCATATTAAACGGATCGTCGCTGATGAGGTTGCAACAGCACAGAGTAAAAATATGGAAAGTTGGGGGTTTAAAGATCCTAGAACATCATTGACCATAGATGCTTGGTATAAACATCTACCAAATCCTCAATTTGTTGTATGTTATAGAAATCTTAAAGATATTGCCACGTCCCTACACAAAAGAAACGGGATTTCAATAGAGCAGGGAAAGAACTTAGCAATTGAATATAATAAAAGAATATCACAATTTTTGGAATCTTTTTATATGGAGGATTGATCCTCTACCTGCGTTGGGAATATGCATGAATGCGTAATCATTCATTGTCCACATTTAGTATTTTAATTTTACCATTTGGTAAGACATCAATCTCAATACTTTCACCCTTTTTTTTAAAAATTTCATCTAACAGTAGATATTTATTATATTCATCGAAGTCAGGCGTTATGATAAATTTTTTGTTTAATAAATTTAATTCTATTAATTGGTCATATGAAATTTTTTGTATTTGTAATTCCGTGGGTTGACACGATAAATGAAAATTAGATGTTGAAAATCCATAAACAAAATCGCGTTCATTTTCATTTTCATCTTTTTTAAAATTTCTTAATTTGTGATGTAATTCCGCATCTTCTTGAAAATTATTAGTGCTGCCATATCCTCCAACATCAAAAAACATTTTTTTTCGATATGATTTATTGTTCGTCCCCCCACTACACGAAGCAAATTTATCCGCATATATAGTATATGAGGGAAAATTTCTGTATGCTTCCACAGAAGGATCGGCGTATTGTTTCATATGATTTGATAAACGGTTGGGTAAGAAAATATCATCATCATCCCATGGATGTATCACATCAAAATGTCCGTATGCTGCCCCCAAGTTTCTTTTTTCCCCTACCGATATCTTTTTGGTCAAATTCATAACAGTGACATTATCATAATCACATTCCAATGTGATTTTTTTATCATCATTGATGATAACCAAATGCTTGTCATCATAGTCTTGATGTAAAAATGATGCTAACAATCTCCCCAGATAAGGGAGTCTTCCATAAGTTGGACATACAACAAGTGCTTTCATAGTATATTCGTATAATCTTTATATCCATTTTCAATATCACTAAAATTTAAATATTGTTTTGTCAAAGATGAACCGTCATCTTTGGTAAGTAAAAAACAATCATGCGTATTATGGATTTCTGCTACACTAACATCAAAACAAATATGGTTTTCGAGTTTTAGTAAAATATCATACATGGTGTGATTACATGCGTAGCTATGCAACGCATAGCTATAATGCAATTTGTAGATATTTTTTTCTATGTGCGTTGGGCGATGTATGTGATACCCTCCAAAATAAATCATATCCCATCTCGGAATATGATTTATATTATTTTCAAAAACGTTTAAAATATCATCGTCCAATACAACATCGTCTTCAAAAATCAAAACATTTTCAACATTATCGTTTTTACACTTTTCAATTATTCCACAATGACTTAATGTGCATCCGTATGCTCCTCGCTTAATATTTGGAGGTATGTTATCCAAATGTTCATGATCTATTGCAGAAAATCTCTCAACATTTATTCCAAATTTTTCAAATTGTTTGGAAGCATGTTCCCAACGATCAGGTCGTCTATCCAAATTTATACAATAGATTTTTTTGAAAAAATTATTTAAAGCATTCATTTTTCTCTTTTTTTGGATATATATTTGATATTTTTTCGTTTCAATTTGGGAATCACATTTTCAAAGAATCGAAATGCTTCTTCATCCGTATCGAATATCTGTGAGTATCTGTTCACTGTCTCATTAGCATAATTCAACAGATCTTTATCATAGAAACTCAAGTAACGAGTCACCATATAAGGAGAGAACTCTTCCAACAATTCATTTGTCATCTCCCCTTTCTTATCAAAAAGAATGTGATTTATTGTGTTAAACATAAGCGATTATTGATGATGTTTATATATTCCCCACTGATCTCACTACCAATGTAATTTCTATTATTTAGCTTTGCCATTTTAGCAGTAGTCCCACTTCCCATGAATGGATCGTATACCAAATCGCCTTCATTTGACCAACTTAAAATATGATCTTCTGCTAATTTTTCGGGAAAGATTGCTGGATGTTTATATGCGATTTTATCATCAGACCCATAACCACCTCCTTGTGTATACTTCCAAATGTTACGTCGAATACCAAATTCAGGAGCAATCTTACTTTCATATTTCTCACCCATAGTTCCATCTGCTTTTCTACGTTGGCGAGTCTTACCCCAACGCTCTCTCCATTTATTTGGTCTATCGCAAATAGGATTGAATGTTTTGATTTTATCTTTGGATAAAACAAACATATATTCAAATGCAGGGTAATATCTATTTTTCACTGGTGAGACACCACTCTTCTCATAAATGATGACATCATGTAATTTGAAGCCAATTTCTTTGAAGTAAAGAGCTTGTCGGAAACTCGTTCCAGATTTATCACCATCTTTTGTCTGATCACCAACTACCCAAACAACAACTCCACCTTTCTTAGTGACTTTGAAAAGCCCCTTGGCTACATTTTCAAAGTCGAAAGAATAACCATTATAAGTTCGCAAATCATCATATGGAGGGCTGGTAACAGTTAAATCAATGGATTCTTCTGGCATACTATTCATAGTATCCAGACAATTTTCATTATATATTTTATTAATTTCAAACATTACATTTAATCATTTTATCGTAGTAAATATCAGTCGCTTCTCCACCATCTGCGAACCACTTGGAAGGGAAATAAGATGTCTTATCACCAATCAAAGCTGCCCACCAAGAAAAGGTAGAGTTGCTCCCCACTACGATATCACACTTTGACATGTATGCAAGTTCTTTAATATCAGAATCTGATTTCATTATAATAAATTCTTTGCCTTTAAATTCTTCTAAAACAATTTCGGGTGAATCTGTAAATACAAGAATTTTAGTATTCTTTACTATTTCAGGTGTGAAAATATCAAATAATTTATTAAAGTATTCGGTTCTACACACATAATGTATTGTTGCATGGTTCAAGTAATCACCTCGTCTTATATGAAATGCAATATTCAGATTGTTTCCCCATTTAGGAAGAACATCGACTTCTGGCAAGTTCAATAAAGAAATAAATTCATCTTTGTATTCTTCGAAGTATTTCAAAGATTGGAAATATCCATTCAATGATACAGAGCCTTCTATGAAGGGTAATTCATCATAATTAAATCTTTTTTCTTGAATAGGAACGACATTTCCACTATAATTACCATATTCAAAATTTTTAAAAATGTTATCTTTATACACTAGAGGATTAGACCCCTGACCAGCAAACCAATTATAAGGGTTGATGATCAATTTCTTACCATGTTTCTTGGCATAAGCATAACCAGCAGCTATTTGAAATAACTGATTGCCCACGCCACCAATAACATTTACATAGCAACTATTCATATATATTAAATTCTTTCAATTCTTCTAATTGTTGTTTCAATGATGCTGTCGGTATGCATCGCACATTTTGTAAATTTCTATAACATTTACCACCGATTTTTGGAGTTATTGATATTTGTAAATCAAATACATCGGAAATCATATTGATTAAATTATACTTCGATACGATCTCTGGTGAATGTAAAATACTAACACCCTCCCAAAACGATTTATATTCCAATAATTGATTTATTCTTTTACACAATTCTAAACATGTTACACCGTTCCAATAATGATCGACATATCCATAGACAGTTTGTTCGCGTTTAGACTTACACCACTCAAGTAATGATAATTTATTATTAATTTCTTCACCAATAATAGAAGTCCTAATGATTGATAAATTAGGTGCTTCGCCTAATAATTTAGATTTACCGTAATCATCTTCACAATCAGGTAAAGATGATTCATTATAATACCCATCTTTACCACTAAACACGCAATCAGTCGTTATATGGATAACATTACACCCATTTTCCATTTTAAATTTAGATAAAATGTGAGGAAATATAGTATTAACTTTATACATATCACCTATATCAGTGTTTCGTTGTTTAATAACACCAGCAGCATTAATTATAACATCCACACTAGAAACATTCGATATCAAAAAATTTAATATATTTTCATGAGATGATGTCAAATCTAACATTTCTCTATCTACTGGTAATACCGTATAACCTTTTTGTTTGAAAAACTTGACACAATAAGTTCCCAACATTCCAGTGCTTCCAAATACTATAATTTTCATGGTTTAAAATAATTTTTAGATTTTAAATATTTTTCAAGTTCTATATATTCAAGTGAACTATCTCTCGAAGAATATTCATTTTTTGAAAATTCTACCATATTTAAATCTTTATGTGGATACATCAAATAAATATCATCAGCATATTCATAACTCATTCGTCTAATTTCTTCAGAAGAAGCCATGATTTCATGAATTTTTTCACCAGTTCTAGGTTCAGAAATTTCATATTTTAATCCAAATTTTTCTTTATAAATATTGAAAAGATCGACTACAAAAAACGATTTTAAATCTGGGATAACATTACATCCTTTATACTTTAAAGATTTCAAAATCAAATCTACAGCATCTTCAACATCCAATAAAAATCTTGTCATTTCTTCTCCATAGAGAGAAAGTGTTTTACCGTTTTTGATATATTCCCATATCAAAGGAATAATCGATCCTGTGGAATTCATTACGTTTCCATATACGGCAGTAGTTAGGTTACAATTTGATTTACCTGCAATGAAACACTCACCAGCTACATATTTCATTGCACCATAAATTGTAGTTGCTGCTCTGCTTTTATCAGATGAGATGAAGCAAGCAGCTTTGAAATTATTTTCCTCTGCTGCAATTCTGGAATTGATTGCACCATCGATAATGATTTTTGAAGCTTCTTCATAATTGTCATTACAGGCTTCAATCTGTTTCAGAGATGCTGCAAAAATACCAATCGTATGATACCTTGATTTTCTAATCAATAGATCACGATTGCGAATATCCCCAACCACAAAATTTACTTTTGGGTATTCTTTTTTTAGATAATAATGTTTGGACTCATCGCGTGAATACACGGTGATTTCATTATCTTGATGTAAGCGACGAATTAGATTTCTACCAAGAAATCCAGCACCGCCCGTTATGAAAATTTTTTCACCAGTCATAGATCATTTGTTTCGTTCTGGAAATCTTTTTACAAATTGTTACTCCAGGATTGAAAGGTAAAGTTATGATTTCAAAATCATCTATTAAATTTTGTTTAATATGTTTCGCAGTTTTATAAACATCCTCGCATTGTCCTCTGTCAGTCATAGACCAATCCCAAGGATAGGTATCATGGAAGAAAATAAATCCATCTTCGATCACTCTATCTTTTACATTGTTAAAATCTTTCAAAGATTGTTGATGAGAATGATCAGCGTCAATAAACACGGCATCAAATTGTTCAGTAGTTAATGATTCAAAATAATCATCAGTTGTTTTTTGATGATATTCCATATTACCCTCCAAACCAAATTCAGCAGGAATCATATCCACTCCGACTGCTTTTTTGCAGTGTTTGGCAAGCGTGACAAAATTGCCTCCATGCCTCACACCAAGTTCAAGATAGTGTTCTGGACGAATCCATTTGAACAACAGATCAAAAAATTCGGTATGGTTGAATGTTTCGGCGGGGGGTGGGATGTTTCTTAAATGTAATGGTTGCATTATCTATATTCTTCTTTAACTTTCCAATCATTATGGAATATTGTCCACAATGCTCGCTCAATCATATGAGCTTCTCCAACAATAACATCCCATCCGAGAATATCAAGAATTCGTTGATAAAATTTTCTCGAATATTTCAAAATATACTCCTTTGGGATGATGTAATTAACACCTGGTGCAAATCTAAACCAAGGTGGAATCTCAGGATTTTCATACATGTCATTGAAAAAATCATTAATATTTGAATAATATTTTCCCTGATGTTTTCCAAAATACCATGAAGTATTGCGCTCAAGATAACTATTTTCAGGTCCAATAGCATTTTCGATATAATTTATCCTCCAAGGCTCACTGGTGAAATCTTGAATCTCTGTAAATCTAGTGTTGTTAGCAATATCAAGAAAAAATTCTTCCGTGCAATTTCCATTAGAGATGATCCTGCCATTTTCATCGTATCGTGGAGTTCCAGTATCCTTTTGATTCATTAGACACGCACGACAAAACAATGTGGAATCGGGAAGATTGTCATAATTTTCTAAAATAAAATGGAATATATCATAAACATTCTGCCCCACATTTTTCTGATGCTTTACTTTTTCAGATTCGGGAAATCGATGATAACGATCATAAATTAGATAATTTTCACACCATTTATCAACCCAAGAATCTTCAAGATTTTCAGGTAGCCAATTGTAATCACTGACAACTACAAAATTTTTATTTATTTTTTTCATATTTTTAACTTATTTTTTTAACAACTCCTATAATAAAATTCTTATTCCCATCATCGTCTTTTACAGTATGTGTTTGATAATCTTGATATTTGATTATATCAATCTCGAATAAATTTTTGAAAAATTGATTAATGGTATTCTCTGTTATGTAGAATGTCTTATGAAATCTCATCGATGCTTCTGATTGTTCTTGATTATAAGGAGTGGAAAAAATTAATTTACCATCTTTTTTCAAGGCTTTGTGAAAATTTGTTATGACTTTTTTCAAATCATCTGGAGTAAAATGCTCCAGTGTTTCAAATGAGACAATCTTATCAAATTTATTTTCAACTTTTAGGTCTATTAAATCTCCAACAACAAAATGGATATTTTCATTTTCGTATCTATTAGCAACTTCATTGATAGTGATTGGATCAATATCGACAGAATAAACTTCTTTACTTTTTTCTAAAAGCATCATACTACCATACCCAGAACCACATGCCATATCTCCGACAATATCACCTTCGTTCATTAAAGTTTTAGCAAATTCATATCTTTTATAATGACTTTTCTGATAAATGTCAAAATTTTCATACTCCATATTGAAATAATCAATATCCATTCTTTCTCCATTATTTTCTATATTCATATTATAATATTAATTTCTTATTTTTTAATTTATCCATATTTTCTAAAATGAATATAGGCAATCCTACTTCGTCTATTCTATATCCATTTTTTCTCATTTCCATGTATCCACTATGATATACTGGATGCTTAAAATCTTCAATCTTTTTCTGTATTCCACCCAAAGCATTAAAATGCCATCCACCATTCTCTATAAACTTATAGAGATGTTGAAATTTTTTCAATACTCTTAAATGACACATTGGATTAATATTTTTAATATTTTCATATCTAGTGATTATAGGACCAGTAAAATATGTCCAATTTTCATTTGTTTTAACGTTAAGATATTCTATATAGCAATTATTAATTAATGGTTTCAAAATTTCTTCCCCATTTGGAGATAATGATATATCATAATTCCATATTTCATCAACATCAGAAATTATGCAAATATCGTCATCTTCCAAATTAATTAAAGCTTTTTTAATAGATTCTTTCTGATAAAATTCAACGACCCAGCATATATGTTCTCGTGTTACCATATCACTGTTGAGTGCCATCTGTAAGATTTCCTGATCGCAATTTGGATCATCAAACGATGTTGGAGAATCTAGAACCTTGTAATGAATAATCTTGTCATGGAATTTCTCAAAGCGTTCCTTATTCTCTTCGTAATACAAAGGCTTATCAACACCACTGAAAGTCTTATCCGCTTCTACCAATACAAATTTATCCACGTAGGGATCGAGAATATTCAATCTCAATTCCAACATGTCAAGTTCGTTATTAAAGCTAAAAATGTCGTAGATCATTTCCAAAAATTGGGGTCGCGTTTCTTATACTCTTCAAATTCTGCCACACATTCATCATATCCAAACAATGTTCCTTCCCTATCAATATAGACATGATCCCTGAAAATGTTGTAGCCACATGCCCAATAACCATCTGATATATTATAGCGACCCCAATATTTAGGAGCTAATATATACTTTACAGTATCACTTAGTAAAGTGGCAAAATACGGGAAGCTGGAATTTGATAAAATCAAATAATGAGCATTCTTGATAATAGTGAAATCTGTTCCAATATCATAATGTTTCACTTCAAAATCAGGGAATTGTCTGCTTGCTCTTTCTACATCATCAGTGATAACAACGAATCTAAAATTTGGGTTAATTTGTCTCATTCTGGTAATCGCATCATCCCAATACTTTCCATTCAAATGAAAATCGGCAACACTTGCATATTCCCCGCCACGATAATTAATGATGCAGATATTTGGATCAGAATAATCATAACAATCCTTTTCTGGTTTAATTTTCAACCACTGCCTAATTTCATCTTTGCGGTGGATGATACGATCTTCCGATTGAAAAATTCCGATAATTTGTGTGTTATCTTGAATCAATTCTAAATTAGGATCATCGATAGTTACATTGGAACCATTTGAGAGATACAACCATCTTTCTTTGAAAGAATGTTGAATACCATCTGGTAAAGTAATGGGTATATCGCCTTCTTTTTCTGAATATCCACCTATCACGGGTAATCCAAAATCTAAATCCATAAAATCCAAACATTTAAATTTATGGGGATTCATAATCCCAAAATCAAATCCCTTATCTTTGGCAACGACTCTTGTTGTCACGTAACAAGCAAGTTGATTACCTAATCCCTGTCCATTGTATATTTCAGTTACTATCATATTTTTCTTTACAATATTTTATCTCGTCTTCTAAATTTCCTGAATACCTGCTACTGATCTGATTCTCATGACACCGATTAGTAACCAAGCAGTCTTCAATCACCGTGGGTAATCCGTGGTGCTTATTCATTCGATAATAGTATGCCACATCCATGAGCATTGTCAAGTTCTCATCAAACAATTCAATATTTTCATTTCTAAAAGATAGCACGGACGGAGAACTAATTGTATTCACACCTTCCAACAATCTATCATTCCAAGACGGAACCATGAATCTATCAAAATTCACACCATCTCTCGTATGATTACACCCACAAACAGCCCATTTATTATTTTCACATTGGAATGCTTTATCGAATTTCTCCAAACATCTACGATCAAACATGAAGTCATCTTGAAACATGATCTTGATGATTTCTCCTTCCGCTCTTTTCAGAGCATTGTTGAGATTGGCAACACCATTACCATAATTTTCCTCGTATTTGAAATATCGTAATATATAATCTTTCTCCGATTCCGCTAAACAAAAATCAAAAATATCAAAATTTTTACTATGATCAGAAATCACAATCTCCCAATCCTGAAATGTTTGGATTTGGATTGAATGGATCAGATCTTTCAAATACTGAAGACCAAATCCGTGCTGCTCCCAAACGGGAACACATATGGAAAATCTAGGTTTCACAGTGTCCAACTCCAAATATATTTTTCCAAATCTTCCCACTTAGTATTACCACAAACGAAATCGGAGTGTTTCCGATTATTATCATAGTATTGGTGTTTTTCTCTCACTGTATTTTCATGAGGTAGATGCCACGCTATTGCCTCTTTATTACCAACTCTCAAAATCCCCCATCCCATTTTTTGAAATCTAGCTAAGATCTCATCATCTTCATAACCCCATCCTCTAAAATTTGGATTATACCCATTACATTCGGTAAAAGCTTTTTTACTAAACATAACCATTCCTCCCTTGCTTTGGGGATGTGCAACGAGAAAATTCTCATCCTGATCGTATGGGATTGGTTTAAGTGCTTTAGATTTATCCAATAGATCAACTAAGGATTGATCTGCGATGAATTTTTCAAACATTGGTTGCTTCAAATGAATGAACATTCCATCGTAAGGATACACGATCCCCACATTATCATCGAACAATTGCTTCGCTTCCAGAATATATTTTGGATCAACGATCACATCAGTATCTCCCGCAATCAGATAATCAACTTCCAGAATCTTAGACATTTCATTGAATGCCTTGGTTCTCCAATAAACATCATGATTTACCATAAAAAGACCTTTACAATCGTATTGCTTACAGAGTCTTTTGAAGTCCCCATCCAATTCCTTATCATCATTCAGAATGGCGATTTGGAGATTTTCAGAATTTTCACGATAGAATTTTACAACCATTTCTAGATTGCGAAATCGATCATCCACGTCCCTACGGAAATGAATCATCAAGCCAATATTATTCAAGTCGGATTTCATTTCAATGATTTATAGTATTTTTCAAAAATGTCAATACTTCCTGTTCTCTCGTATCTAGGACACCATCATTCCCAAACGGGAATACGCCAAATTTCTCTTTGAAATACTCCATGGAACTTCGAATATTATCACTCCATTTCTGCATGGATTCAGGTGTCTTGATGGACGAATTTTCCTCTGAACACGCTTGTTCTTCAATATAATCCAAAGAATTTGCCAGATCAGCCCACCACCAATAAGGAGTGGAATAACCCTTTAAAGCGAGTTCATAACTATGGGAAACATGATCAAAAGCATTACGAAATTTTTCATCGATTAGACCGACATCTTCTAGACACTTACTGGAATAATAACAAAATGCCCCAACGCAATGCTGATTAAATGCGAGAGAGAAATCCCCATAATCAACAACCAATCGAGGATATGGTTTACCACGAGAGATTCCATTTTTATTAGCTGGTCCATGATAACCAAACATCAAATGTTGAATACCACTTTTCTTAGAAGCGTCGATATATGCTTGGAAGATGTTTGGATTTTTAATAAACATATCATCTTCAATCAGAAAGATATGATCACATCCTGCATCAAGAAGATGCGCCAATGCGCTATTCTTAGCTTTGGCGACACCTAAATTTGCAGTTGGGGTGAACACTGTGATGTGTTCACCCTTCCAAGATCTTGCAATATCGACAGCGTAATTATCATCATAACTGCGATTGGTTTTAGTATCCTCAACCACATATAAATAATCAATTTGTTCACCACAATCCAAAAGAGAATTGAAAAGCTTCTCAAACATGGATTTTCTTCCACATGTGATAATACCAACTCCGATTTTTTCACTCATATTTTAAAATTCTTAATTTGATTTGTGATATTCTTGAATTCATTATCTTTTTCCGTCCATTGACTCTGATCTTTTAGCATTTGTTCCATCATCTCCAGATTTTTAGGATCGAGGATACTGTCCTGTGTTTCAATTAATTCGCCTTTTTGATCAATAAATTCTCCTATCCAAGCAATTCGATCATCAAGATTCGGGATATTTTCAATGGGAATAATTGCTGGCATATCATCAGCAATGAAGAATGGTGTGTTCTCAAGCTGATCTGAATATTGTTCATAAAGACCAGCAAAGATATCATCAATCTCTTGAATATAATTCAAATTAGTATCCCGTAATCCGTCTGCTACAACTTTGATAGTGGGATCGTATTTAATCCAAAAAATAATATCTAGATTTTTCAGAGAACGTCGAACAATATCTACAGTAATTCCGAGAACATCCTCCGATATCAAATCTTTCTCAGCAGCATGAAGAGTATATGCCAAATTATCCAAAGTACAACGATCATAGACGACATATTTCTCATCCTTATTAACTTCTAAAGTCTCTGTCATCCAATCCAAAATAAGCAATTGTGTTTCGGCTGTGGTATTGGAAGAATGTTTCAAATCTTTTTCTTTGATAATATCTCTGTATGTTTTCGACGGTGTTTTATACATTTGCCATTTTTGTAAAAATGACTTAATAAGTGTCGATTTTCCAGTATTGTGCGCCCCTGCGAATGCAATTTTCATATTAATTAATTTACCACCATATTCTCAAAAATCAAGTGATTTTCTGTTAAATAATAATACATATGTCAGTAAAAAAGACACCTCCTCGTAAGAGGAAAGAGCGGGATGTGACGGAGGAATATACCGAACACATCAAAAAGGGGTTTGATTTATCAAATTTATATTTGAAAAATAATTATCCAATGACTGATAACCAACAGAAATTTTATTATATGTCGCAACATCCGAAGAATAATATGGTATTTGTCAACGGACCAGCAGGAAGCGCAAAAACGCATTTGGCTGTATTTTCAGCCCTTGAGCTTTTGAAGAATGGGCATGTTGATAAGATCATCTACATTCGTTCTGTGGTGGAAAGTTCTTCACGTTCAATTGGATTCCTTAAAGGTGATGAGAATGAAAAATTCTTACCTTATATTATGCCAATGTTGGATAAATTAAATGAAATTTTATCTAAAACAGATATTACTCACTTGATGGAAAACGAATATATTAAAGCAATACCAGTAAATTTTGTAAGAGGTCTTACCTTCCATCGCTGTGCTGTGATAATCGATGAAGCTCAAAATATGACGAAGGGAGAGATAACAACTATCCTAACACGATTTGGTAGACATTCTCGATACTTTGTATTGGGGGATGCTGCTCAAGCAGATATCAATGATTCGGGGTTCACTTTCGTGTATGATGCATTTGATACTGATTTCTCAGTAAAAAACGATATTCAATGTGTCAAATTTGACATAAGTGATATTGTGAGATCGCAGATATTGAAGCATATCACGCAAGTACTCAAGGTGTAGTGCGCATTTATTTTAGCAATAAATACCAATCACTTTGTCCCCCAAGAAGTGCCATCAAACCATGAATGACCTTTTGGATTTTCCAAGGTTGGTTGTGGTTTTTGTGGTGTTTCTACTTTGATTGGTTGCTCAACAGCTTTCGGTGCTTCTTCTACACCGTCTACAATTTTAAAATTCTCATCCTCTTTTACTACGATTTCTACGTTCATAGTGATATTTATGAATAATTTGTGGATGTCAATACCTTATGGTCGAGTAGTTGGTGGAGGCGTAGTAGATGGTGGAGGCGTAGTAGATGGTGGAGGCGTAGTAGATGGTGGAGGCGTAGTATTATTAACAGCACCCGTTCTTCTTTGTGCTGGTTCTGTTAGGAATTTAAACGAATTGCTTTTTTTATCATGGAGGATTATAGCAATAGGAAAATTATATCTTTGAACAACTTTACTTTCACCTGTATTTGGATCAACGTCTTTTTTTCCAACTTTGACTCTCCACTGCGAATCACCATTTGGAAAACTTTTGAGCATTTTAACTTCTGAATCATCAGGCATAAGACTGTAACCATCTAAAAATTCGATAACCCTATCTTCCATTTTTCTACCAGCTTGTGAAATATTTTGTTTTGCGTCTCTGTATTTTTGAACAATAGAACCAACTTGAGAACTAGTATTTGGAGCAACTACTTTAGCAATTTCTGCCCCGAATTGACCAACTTTTCGAAGCCCTCTACCAACTTTGGAATCCTTAAACTTGTCCCAAAGTCCCTCTTCCAATAATTCTCTTTGTGATAACTTATACATCGACTGATAATTTTTTGTCTGCTACATTGTTTAATGCTACATCGATCAGGGCATCCAATTCATTTTTGATAAAATCTTTTCCGATTAAAACCTTGTGGTCATTAGTAGATCGATTACTAATAGAAAAGGGGATACTTTTAAATTTTTTACCTCCTATAACACAATCAAAAAGACACACAGGTCTTTCAATAGTATTTCCTTCTCCGATATTAATTATAATTGTGTCTTCTGTAGGTTTTTCTAATCTCATGGAATTGATGGTTGTAAATCTTACTATCTTCTCGCCTGTTTTTTTATCCTCTCCAAATTCAATATCTTCTCCATGTAAAACATTGTAAGCACCGTTACCAGTATCCAATTTAGAGGAAATAGTTCCGATACCATCAACGAAAATATCTTCGATTAGACCGAATATATTTTTCTCCACAAAGAATTGTTTGAAATTTGTCATTCATTTATCAAAATTATTAATAATCATCGGATTGTTCAAATCCAGTGTTTGCAAAATCAGCTTTAGCATCAAGGCGATGCCAAACATCGGAAACATAAGTCGAAGAAATAGTAATCGCTGAAACCATCCAATCTTCAAATTCACAATCGTTTCTCATTTCATACAAACGATCAGCATATTCAGCGAGTTTTTTCAACTCTGAAAGAAGAACTTCATTAACTTCGTGCTTCTCAACAGGACTAATTGGGTCAAATTCCATGACCATTCCTTGTGCTTCAGGTTGATCAAAATCACCTTCGTCACCGAAGTCATCATCTCCAAAGTCATCATCACCACCGAATTCATCGTCGTCACCGAAACCATCATACTCCATGGCATCACCGAAGTCATCATCCATCTCGTCATCAAATCTTTCGTTCATAACTTTACCACGGAAAGATTCCCAAATCACTTTATTTTCTTCACCTTTGAATTTCATAATATTATTTAGCTAATTGAGTTTAAATTCTGTGCTTCTTCTTTTTCATTCTGGATTCCCATAATAATTGGTAGGATTTCTTCTTCATAAAATTCTTTACCAGTCTTTCCAGTCTGTTGTAACAATTCTTGAGCTTCATCATCATCCTGTAAAGCAACTTCAAGTTCCTTCAGATTTGATTTATCTGCTTCCGATACATTAGTTGTTGTTGCGTATAGCAATGCCATCACAACATGTTTAATGTAATTAATTTCTGCTATGGAAGTGAGAGGAACAGGATTAGCTTCTTCCGCTGGTGCTTCAGGTGCTGGTTGCCCTTCTTGAGGAGGTGCTTGCTCCATACCAGCATTGGGATCTTGTTCGTCTTGTTCAAGAAGACGAACATATTTTTCAATTAATTGTAATGTTTTTGATTTCATATTAATAAGTTCTTCCAGTTGCGGTTTGTTTTACTGATTGTAATCCTTTTTTAATTCTTACGGAACCTTTTCTATAAGCATCAACTGCTTGATTGGCAAGATTTTGTCTTTCTTTCACTGCTGATTTTGCTTTTTGTGCAGAAGTGCCAAACAATTTACCTGCAAGACCTTTCAAACCACCAGAAGCTTTACCTGCCAATCCTTCGACTTCTTTATCGACTTCATACGTACCTGTTGTAGCATTGATAGATTCATCCTCTTCAGCGTATTTTTTCTTTTTGAATCGTCTTTTCTTTTCATGTAAAAGCATTTTAGCTTTGAAAGCATCTTCTCTTTTTTGTTCATTAGCTGGATCATATTGTTCCAGAATTTCTAAAAATTTGCTTTTTTTAGCTTTGGAAGAATCAACCATTCTACGCTTAGTAGCTGGATCATGTTCTTCAATAAGTTTCAAAAATTTACTCATAGCATTATTTAATCAAAATAGTCATCTTATTAAGAACTTCTTGAAAATATTGCTCATTGAGAAAAGTCAGACCTTCTTTTTCCAGATATTTAGAAATTTTTCGAAATGAAGGTGTTTTTCTATTTTGAAAAACCGATTCAAATTCGGAAATTACTTCAGCGTGTCTACATTCAAGATAGCTTTCCAATTGCTCAAATGTGTAATTTTTTCCCACGATATTAATTTTGAAAATTCGGTGGATTTTAGCCAAAAGCTGATTACGGAACTTATCCTTTGTTAATGTGTTGGAGAAAAATACAAAATCACCGTTGAGATATTTTAGAAATTCTGTGAATGTCTTGATAAATTGATGGGTGTATAGCTTTTTGTTATTTCTTTTAGAGAAATCGAAAGTTGCTGTCAATCCAAGATTTTCCAACAAATAATAGAAATGTTCATTGGTTTCCTTAAACACTTCATCAATATCGATGATCTGTTTGTTTTGAAATGAAATCCTACTCACAATTCGAGAGTAACAGGATCACGTTCGATGTCAACATAATTTTTGGGAACGACTCCTAAGCGGACATTGATAATGCCGTTCATGAATCTCTTATCAAATAATACTTTACATTTAACCTGCCAATCCATTTCCGCGAATGACATATGGAATTTTGATTGACAGACTTCTATCACTTCTCTGGAAAAATGCTCAATACCGTATTTCTCAATGTCAGCAAGCAATTCTTTGGACGATCCCCAATACTTTTCAACATCGTTGTCCACATAAGAAATTCTATTGCGCGTCTTACCTTTCAATGGTTTGCGCTTTACTTTCTTGAGTAGCTTCTTCTGCCCAATGTAATATTGAGGTTTGTCGGTATTGACGACTTCTGGATGATCATTGCGAATGAGATAAACAAATCCTACGACACCTTCCGTATCGGTTGGGAAATTTTTCCATGTGCTTTGGGGTTGACTTTCTGATTTTTGCATTTATATTTAATTATAATTGATTCTGATTTATTATATTTATTGTACATTAATCTTAATCAATAGATAATGATAAGAAGATTGATTTTAATTAATTTTTTTTCTTTTGTTTCTTTCTTTAGTTATCTTTAATCATAGTTAATATCTAATCTATATCTAATAATAAGATAATTAATTATAATAATAAATTGACTATTGACAAATGAATATAGCGAGTATAATTAATGGGAGGGGGGTGGGAATAGATGTACAATATAATAAAGAAATTTAGTTAAATTTAATCGCCAGAAAATTAAAAAACATCCGTTTGACATCCCAAAAATCTGTGCTACTGTCCAAACATGAACGTGAATTACATCAAAAACATTGACGCAATGGCTGGATTGAAGGAATTGCCTGACAAATCGATCCATTGCAGCCTGACATCACCTCCCTATTACAACCTTCGTCAATACACAGATGATGAAAATGAATTTGGATTGGCTGAGACACCTGAAGAGTTTGTCAATGGATTGTGTGATTACTACGATGAAGTTTATCGTGTTCTACGAGATGATGGTGTTGTTTTTGTGAACTTAGGGGATACCTATCTTGGAAGTGGTAAAGGTGTTTGGAAAAATAAGGATGAGCTTCAAAAAGAATCATTCAAATTTAATGAAAAACCCAAAGAGAAATTGGGAGGATGGAGAAAACCAAAACAATTGGCATTAATTCCTTTCCGTTTTGCCATCGAGATGCAGAATAGAGGATGGATTTTGAGAAATAATATCGTATGGCATAAAGGAAATGCCCTCCCCCAGAGCGTCACAGATCGTTTTGTGGTTGATTTTGAATCAGTATTCATGTTCGTGAAAAGCAAATCGTATTATTTCAAACAACAAATTGAACCATTTGCCAATTCTTCCAATCCTGATGAAGTGTATACAGGAGAGGCTACAAAGGATTATGAGTCTCAGAAGGCACAGAACCCAAGTGATACGAAGAGAAGGATTCTGGACGCAATGCGTAAGCGAGGAGGACGTTCCATGAGAGCAGTGTGGAAGATTAATACCAAATCCAACAAGTCCGTTCACACAGCCACATTTCCTGAAGAATTGGTAGAACGTATGTTAAAGAGTGGATGCCCTGAAAATGGTATCGTATTGGACTTCTTCATGGGTTCAGGAACAACAGGAGCAGTTGCCAAACAATTAGGTATGAATTATATTGGATTTGATTTAAATTCCGAATATTGTGAAGTAGCGAGAAAGAGAATTAATTCTTTTTAATTTTCTTCCTGCGTTTTTTATTTTTCAATTTACCTCTTCTGGTGGTGACACCCATCCCATAAGGATTCCTAGCATCTCCTGGAGCAAACCAATCGGTGTTTTCAATACCAGCATGACCAGCAACATCCCCCCCATACACGCCCCCAGCAGTCATGTCCTCATTCAACATTTGTTGATAAATGTTGGCGATTTCATTTTTATCGTTGACAAAAGGTTGGTTCATGTTATTATTTAACTAAATGATGAGAGTAGTGAATAAATAGCTTTCATGCTCCTGATAAACACTATGGAAATATCATTGAAAAATTATGAGTTACGAACTGATTAAAAAATATCAAACACAATATGAAGAATTTGCTAAGATCACAGACTTCAATCTCGAAGATGTCACACGCAGAGTTCCTTCTGAAAAGCACTTTTGGGTATGTCGGCTCATTGATGCGAAGATCGAGAAAGATAAGCTCTACAAATTAAAAGCATCTACCAAACACATTCTCCAGAAAAGAATTATGGAAGAGTCTCCTGTGGCTCTTAATAAGCAGGTATTGGATGATTTGGATAAGACTCCATCATTGGAAGCAATCAATCAAAAAATTAAAGAACAGGAATATTTGATTGAATATTTGGAAAAATTGGTAAGTCAGATTACATTCATTGGTAACGACATTAAAAACATTTTGGAACTGCGGAAGCTACAGGAAATGTAAATGATAACATTTGATTATAAACCAACTAAGCGACAGGCGCAATTGATTACGGATTCCGAAACACTCAGTATGATCCGTAATCATTTTTCTGTTAAGAATGATGGTGCTTCTTTTGCTAAGAGGAAAGGTCATCGTTTTGTAAAAGATCGTAAGTATGCAATCACACCCACTGGTTTGTTTGACTTTGGATTTTATGGGGAGATTCTGAAACATCTAAGAGATAACCAAATTACCGATATCACATTCACCGATGAATTTCGTAATAGATTGAAATGTGGCATTGGGAAATTCGAGTTCAAAGATGAACTTAAATATGATGCTCGTTATTATCAAAAAGATTCTATCATAGCTGGACTAGAGAAAGGTTATGGTGTTTTTCTATTAGCAACAGGAGCAGGTAAATCTTTAGCTCAAGCATTACTGATAGAAAATTATATGGAAAACGTATCAAATGATACATTCAAATGTCTTATCGTAGTTCCAGGTCTTTCTCTTGTAAATCAGTTACAAAAAGATTTTGAGGACTACCAAGTTACATTTTCATATTCAGGTTGGACTGGTGAAAATCCTTTGCAAGATACTCAAGTTGTCATATGTAATACTCAGAATTTAGGTTCCAAATTTACTGATAATCCTTGGATACTTGATGTGAATTTATTGATAGTCGATGAGTGTCACGGTGTCAATAGTGATGCCAATTTGTCGAAAATTATTAATAAAATTAAAACACCAAACAAGTTTGGTTTTACAGGGACATTATCTGATAAGCCATTGAATCAATGGAAAACGCTTGGTGTCTTTGGACCAGTGATTTATGAGAAGAAATCCAAAGAATTGAGAGATGAGAAATATTTATCAAATGTTAATATAAATATTTTAAAATTAAAGCATCCAAAAACACATAAATTAAATTATAAACAAGAATTAGAATACTTATATAAAAATGAAAAACGGAATGATTTTATTTGTAAATTGGCTAGTAAACTTAATGGCAACGTTCTTATCATGGTCAATCATTTGGAACATGGCGATTCTTTATTATCTGTGTTGTCTAATAGATTGGATAGACATATATATTTTGTCAAAGGTGAAGTTGATGTTCAAGAAAGACAAAAAATAATTGACATGATGGAAAAGAATGATAATATCATATGTATTGCAATGTCATCTATCTTTTCCACTGGTATCAACATTAAAAATCTTCCAAATATTATGTTTGTTGGATTGGGTAAGAGCTTTATCCGTGTTGTCCAATCAATTGGTAGAGGACTCCGTTTGCATGATAGTAAAGATAAATTGAGAATATTTGACATCGTGGATAATACCAAATATTCATCTTCTCATGCTGAATACAGACAAGAAATTTACGATAAAGAAGATATCCAATGGACAGAAAGAACAATTGAAATAAATGAGTAATAAAAGTGAGTATTATGTGAACTCCAAAGAGTTCCGACAGCTATTAACCGATTATTATCAGTCTGACAATATGACTAATGATTTGGCATCTAACATTGTTAAAATAGCAGAGGGATTATCATATAATCACCGCTTTATTCGATATTCTCGAAGTTGGAAAGAGGAAATGGTGGGAGATGCAATTGTAAAAATGTATCATGCTTTGGAGAAAAAATTATATAACATTGAATCAGAATTTAACCCATTTTCTTATTTCAATCGTATTGCATGGAACGCATTTACCAATCGTATTAATAAAGAAAAGGGACAGCACGAAGGTCTGAATGAATATAAAGAAATGGTATATATGGATTCAATGTCTGGTCCTGATGCGATGGGACATGTATATGTAAAACCAGTTATGGAAGGAGATGAATATGACGACAATGATTAAGAAACCTACAGTAGCTATTTTTTCCGACCTTCATTTGGGTCTATATGGAAATTCAACGGAGTGGCATGAAATCGCTCTCAAGTGGGCAGATTGGATTGTCACCGATCTAAAGAAAAAGAAGATCACTGATATCTTTTTCCTTGGTGACTTTTTCCATAATCGTTCAGAAATCTCTGTGCAAACCATCCATGTGGCATCAGAATTGATTGCAAAGTTCAAGGGCTTCAACATGTTCATGGTAATTGGAAATCATGATGCTTTCTATAAAAATCGTAGTGATGTGCATAGCTTGGGTTTCCTCAAAGGTCATGACAATATTACTATTATCGATCAGAACTTGGAATTTGAGGCATTTGGTAAAAAAATATTATTTGTTCCTTGGAATCACGAATTGCCAGACGGTAAATTTGACCATATTTTCGGACACTTTGAAATTCAGACATTTCAAATGAACAATTATAAGGTTTGTGATCACGGATTCCAAGTCATGGATTTCTTAGCATCCCGAACCACCAATGTTTGGTCTGGTCACTTCCATACCAAGAGTATTAAGAAATACAACGAAGGAACGATTCGATACATTGGTAACACTTTCCATCACGATTTTAACGATTGTGGGGACGACAAGGGTTATCACATTCTGAATCTAGAAGATGATTCTGTCGAATTTGTAAAGAACACGGCATCTCCTGAATTTATTAAAATTCCTCTGACTAAGATCAAGAATTACAAAGCGGAGGATATCGAAGGAAACATCATCAAGCTCATAGTTGACAAAGACATTGAAGATGATA